CAGTTGGCAAATCTATTGGCACTAACATATAACAATGCACCCTTTTGGGGAGGTTCTGTTAGATATGTTGGAGGTGGATCCGGAGGATCAGTAGTTCCACCACTTGGTAATCTTAATAAACTTAAATCAGGTGACTATGCGGGTTTCCTAGGATCCGTTATTGAGGATTTAGGTAAAACCTTTGAAAGTGTACTTGATCCGGCAAATTGGAAGAATCTAGGAAAGAATAAAATGCTAAACAACCTAATAGGTGGACCGTTAATGAAAATGTTTAATACACCAGGAGGAGGACAGGCCGCACAATCATTATTAACAGGTGATCCTACGGGCCAATGGCACCTTACTGTTGGTAATCCACTTAATCCTATTATGGTATTAGGAAATCTTGCAATGACAGATTGTGATATAGCATTTGAAGGTGCTAATACTATTGAGGATTTTCCTGAAAAATTAGTTGCAACTATAAAACTTAAACCTGCCAGGCCACGTGATAAGGCAGAGATTGAATCAATGTTTAATGCAGGTAGAGGAAGATTTTATGTACAGCCAGATGATGTCGCTGATATCAAGAACAGAGTTGATGAGCAAGAGGATAAGTTAGAATTCCTTAAGAAAGAGGAAGATGTATTAACTGAAATGGCTAACAACATCTAGTATGAGTCTATTCAGCAAAAGGGAAAACAGCGGGGAGAAGTTCAAAGCTCCTAGCTGGGATCCTTACGGAACCTGGAGTTCAGCTGGTAGTGGATTCCTAGGAATGAAAAAAGATAAGCATGTGATACTTCCCGGCGTAACAAGCTGGGAGTCACTCAGGCTTACAAAGATTAAAGATTATGTAGAAGAAAAAACAGGTGAAGAGTGTACTCTTCCTCAGCATATGATTGATGATGTATATTCAATGTACGTCAACAAAGATATCAAGAGAAAGCCTGTTGACAGAACCAATGTTGTTAAGCAAAAGGTAATGGATAAAGTATATAATTCTTTAACTAAGGTTGTAACAGAAGACTCACCATTGTTCTCACAAGTTTTAACTCGTGAACTTGCTATGTATATGCAAAAGATTGAGAGAGAACTCAAAGAGGAACAAGAGAAAAATGGTGGAGGTTCAGGATCACCTTTCGACGGAGACGACGAAGGGGAAGATGATGGACAAGGACAAGGAGAAGGAGAACCTGGTGATGGAGATGAAGAAGGCCAAGGGCAAACGCCTGGAGGTAAAGGAGTATCAAAAGACCACAACAAAGGTAAACACGGAGACTTGGAGGACATGGCTGATAAAGTTTTAGATAGTGCTCAAAATGAGCAACAACTAGAACAAGCTATGAATAATGCTGATAAGATTATGAAAGATCTTACAGAGAAATTAGGAGAAGAGGCTTTAGCGGATTTAGCTAATAATGACGCTGATTTCTTAAACAGCATTGAGAAAATTAAAGGGGCATTAGATAGAGTATCTATAAACAAAGAAAGCATTAAGCAAGTTCTTGTTAAGATCCTAGATGAGTCTCAAAACTATTTCTCACAAAAGTTCCATACCGTTGAAGAAACCTTGTTTGAGGCAGAGCAGTTTGATGATTTATTTGGTTTAGAATTTCTACACCCAATATTCAGAAATGCTGAGCTTCTTTCACCTGGTAACGCAACAAGGGTATACAAAGGCAAACTAGATTTATATTTAGATTGCTCAGGTTCAATGGGCTCACACGAGAAATTTGAAGGAACTAACATAAGAATGATTGACCTCGTTAAAGGTATTGCAATGGTTCTATACAGAATGAATATGATAGACAAGTTATATTTCTTTGATTCTCAAATTTATGAGATCAAGAACATTAATGAGTTTACTATATTAGGTTTTGATAGATCTGGTGGAACTAACTTTGACAACGTCACACTACAATGCGCACAAAATGGAAGAAATTCTGTTGTAATCACAGACGGAGAAGATTCTGTTTCTGATTATAAGAAAAATATTTTCTGGGTTGGTGTTGGTGGAACACAATTTCATGGTTGGGGTGGAGAAGGCGCTTTTGCTACTTACAAATCCATGAGACAGTGTGTAACATATAATAGTGGTGCAAATAAGTTTGATTATGTAACTAAATAATTTATGTTAAAGAAGAATAAGAAAGAGGTAAAATTCCCTGAGATGATATTCATCCCGGGGAATGTGCCCTCATTAAAGAACAGTAAAGTAAAGACTAGTAGAGGAATATTTAGTTCTCCTACTGTAAACAAATATATTAGGAAACTAGGTATACAGAAATTCTCATCCTCTAAACAGGAGGTAAAAGGATATGCTGATCCACTTAGGCCTAATCAATTTGAAGCTTTGAGGTCGCAATTTGCGGCAATGAAAGCAGGAAAAAGTGATCCAATAGTAATTGGGTATCACCAAGTAAGAAACAGCAAGAGATTGTTTGATTTTAGTAACAGCGTAGAGATAATACAGGATTTATTAACTGCTCACGGGTTCATAGAAGATGATAATGTTAAGTTTGTGTTTCCTGTCCCAATGACAATTAAGGGTGAACTACCTAATGCTAAGAATATAAGAGCAAATGAAGAATTCTACTCTGTCGATAAAGAGAATCCAGGAGTATATTTAAAAATATTTTAATGGAAAAAAAACAATTATTACAATTAGCAGCAAAGATCTTCTATAAAGAGGATTGGAATGAAGTATTAGATTTGATTACAAATGATCAAATTAAAATTCTAATGAGGATATCTGAGAAGAAATTATTCTTAGCTCAGGATGAGGTATTAGATAGTGTTTATAAAGGTGACTGTGACTTCGTGTTATTTGATCATTATAAGCATTGTAGAAACTTCGATAATGCTGTTACACAATATGAAGAAGAGAGATGATAGAAGATCACAATTTAAATATTCCGGTATCGGAGTATAGGGACTTGGATTTACCATCTTATAGTATGCTTGCATCTATATCTAAACATGGAGTTGATGTCGTTAATGGCATTAAAACAGGAGGATTTGTATTGAAATTTGGTAGCTTAGTAGATGATATGTGTTTCGAACCACTTACGTTATCTAGCAAGTATTATACCGGAAAGTCAGTAAAGAATCCTACCACAAATGTTAAGAACATACTTGATGCTCTACTTGATACTATTAATGCTCCAATAGGAGATTTTAATAGTACTAGTGGTATATTAGGAGGTAAAAAATCACAAGTAGTAACAGATAACTTAGATGACTATAAACAACAAATTTGTGATATAGCAACTTCGTTAGGAATTTACAAAAATTACACTGTCACAAAAACATTAGAGGCAGTCAACAATGGAAAAGATTATTTTAAAGATAAATTACAAGCAAGAGGTAAGATGTTAATTAAGCCTGAAATGTGGGCATTAGCCTATGAGACAGCACAAACTCTTATTACGCATGATTTCTCTTCAAAGTATTTTGATCAGAATCAAAGTGGCATTGATCTTATATACCAATATAAGTTTGTTACTGAAGTAGGAGGTGTGCAATGTAAAGGCATGCTAGATTGTGTTATGATAGACCACAATGAAAAGAAAATCTATCCAGTAGATTTAAAGACAGGAGAATCTCCTGCTGAAAAGTTTAATGAAGTTATTCTTATACACAAGTATTACATTCAAGGAGCTCTATACAAAGAGGCCTTGCGTACTATTGTGGCTAATGACCCTGACCTTGTTGGATATACAGTAGAGGAGTTTGAATTTCTTTATATCTCTAAAATGAATCCATATAAGCCAATCGTCTGGGTTATGCCTGAAGAATTACATGTGAATGCCATGAATGGTTTTAAAGATGTATTTGGGTATAAACATAGAGGAGTGACTAGCCTTTTAGAGGATTACTATAACTGCAAAGATGGCAGATATTGTGAGTACTTGCAAGAGGTGTATGAAAATGAAGGAAGAATAATGTTAGATGGAATAGTAGATGAATATAAAGAAGAATAAAATAGAAATCATTCTTAATAAAAGTCTTACTTATTTTCTACCTATGGTTGATGCACAAATAGACTTCAAATACTTACATTTACTTAGAAATTCGTATTTAAGTAATGGAGAATTAGATGAGTTTTGCGTGTTGTATGAATGGAGTTCAAATCCACAATACACAGCATGGGAAAAAGAATTAATGGAAAGTCATCTTTATATTGGTCATGAAGACTATGATAATATGGTACTTTATAAGTTCAGATTATCATCAAATATGAAGGATGCAAAGACTTTATTTATTAATGGAAAATATAGTATGTTCAGTGACGAACACAAGACTGCAATAGATAATTTCTTGAAAAAGAAAGGAGCCTCTAATAGGGCTAAGATTATGAAAATACTCTCAAGAGATGAAGGGTTACGAATAAAGATGAATCAGGCATTAAAGGTCAAAATAGATCCTAATCATGAATTGTCAAGTAAACCTGATTTAAATAATGAGGATTTTTCTAATTTTTGTAGTGTAACAAAGTTCAGTATTGATCAATTTTTAAACAAGGATGAAAATGAAGGAGAGAAAAGTTAAATGGGGCCCATTGGGTTACATCACCCATGCTAGAACATATTCTAGAACAAAAAAAGATGGAAGTAAAGAAACTTTTACAGAAGGTGTTGAGCGCGAACTAACGGGAATTTCTCGGCAGTTGAAACTTACTCTTAATGATGAGGAGAAGGAATTCTACCGAGACATGAGACACAATATGGAAGGATCTGTGGCAGGAAGATTCATGTGGCAGTTAGGTACAAAAACAGTTGATGAATTAGGTTTGCCTAGTCTACAAAACTGTGCCTTTACTGTTGTAGATGATCCTATAAGACCATTCACATGGTGTATGGACATGTTAATGCTAGGAAGTGGAGTAGGTTACTCTATAAAGCGTGAGCATGTTTATAAATTACCAAAAGTGAATAACAAAAAGTTAAAAATAGAGAGGTTTGATGACAAGCAAGCTGATTACATAGTCCCAGATACTAGAGAAGGATGGGTTAAGTTACTTGGAAAAGTACTTAAGGCACACTTTTATGGCGGTAAGGGATTCACTTATAGCTGTCAATTAATACGTGGCTATGGTGAAGATATACAAGGATTTGGTGGAGTAGCTTCTGGACCTACTATTCTTGTAGAAGGACTTGATAAGATTATCACAGTCCTACAAAATAGAAGAGGTAAGCAACTGCATCCTATTGATTGTTTAGATATTATGAACATCATTGGAAGTATAGTTGTAGCAGGAAATGTTAGACGTTCCGCTCAAATAGCAATAGGTGATTACGATGACCTAGAGTTTTTAAGAGCCAAAAGGTGGGACCTTGGCCAAGTGCCGAATTGGAGAAATATGTCTAATAATTCTGTTGATTGCCCAGATGCAAAATTACTACCTCAAGAGTTTTGGGATACGTATAAGCAGGGCGAACCTTATGGTCTAGTTAATGTAGCTTTATCAAAAAAGATTGGGAGAACAGGAGATTTTAAGTATCCTGATCCAAGAGTAGAGGGATACAATCCTTGTGCTGAGCAATCATTAGAGGATAAAGAAACATGCTGTTTAGCAGAAATTTACTTACCTAATATTAAAACCTACGAAAGGTTTAAGGAGGTAATGACTATGCTATATAGAGTTAACAAACATTCGTTAGCTTTAAAATGTCATCACCCAGAGACTCAGAAAGTAGTGAATACCAATATGAGAATGGGAATTGGCATAACAGGAGTAATGATGAGCTCAGATGAGCAATTAAGTTGGTTAGATCCAGGATACACGTACTTAAGAGAATATGATAAAACATACTCTAAGGCGATGGGATTCCCAGAAAGCATTAAGCTTACTACGGTAAAACCAAGTGGAACATTATCATTATTAGCAGGAGTAACACCGGGAGTACATCCCTCAGTTGCAGGGCAATATTACATTAGAAGAATAACCATAGGATCAACATCACCTTTAATAGAGGTATGTAAGTCTCATGGATTCCATGTTGAGTATAAAGAAAACTTTGACGGTACTCTAGATAGATCTAGCATGATAGTGGAATTTCCTTGTAAATACCCGGACGGAGTAGTATCATTTGAGGATATGACAGTATTTGAGCAATTAGATACAGTTAAATTTATGCAGAAGAATTGGTCAGATAACTCTGTATCAGTTACTGCTTACTATTCCAAAGAGGATTTACCGGCGTTAAAGGAGTATGTAGAAGAGAATTTTTCTGAAAACTTCAAAACGCTTAGTTTCTTATTAAAAGGATCTGCTTCAGGATTTAAGCAAATACCTGAAGAATCTATTACTAAGGAGCAATATAAGTACTTAATGGAAAGAGTTGTCCCAATAACCTCAGTAGAGATTAATGAAGATGACATCGAAGACTTAGGTGCATGTGGTATCGGAGGATGCCCAATTAAGTAATTTTAATTTTATAGGGATGGTGTAATGCCATCCCTATTTTTAACATAATAGAAAGAATATGTTTTTAAGTAAAAAAGCAATGAGACCGGTTGGTCAAGGATCATTTTGTATTATACCAGATGATTTAAAAAAAGAAATGAAAAAAAAGAAAAACTACCTATCAAATAATGGACAACAATGGAATACTAAGTTTATACACTTAGCTGATGCAGATGTATTATATGTAGTAGATACCGACGTATTTGATCAAGAAGACTTATGTAGAGTCCTACCTTTATCATTCGACGGAGATGGTTATTGGGCAGAAAAGGCATTAATGTCAGCTCAAAAGAAAAAATCATTCACTGTAAGTAAGAGTAAATTAACTTTACTCGTTAATGGATGGAGAGAGAGAGACTCTGTTATATCTTATCAAGCAGGAAGATTTAGACAAGTAATAGAGACCTCTAACAGTAATTATAATTTAGACAAAAAGAATATTTCATTAAAATGGGAAAACAATTAACATTAGATGAGGTGATAAAAATATGTGAAGATGAATCTATTGAAGAAGAAGAAACAAGAGAGAGCAATGAAAGGATTTAATGATAAGTTTATGCCTAAAAACACGTATGACTTCAAAGCAAAAGCAACAGCAACGCCGTAAAGAAGAAGCTATAAAGGCTGAAGAGAAAAGAAGATACTATCATAGGAACATAGAGGCTCAGCTCTGGTGCAATAAAGAGGGATTTACCTTATATGCAGCGGCACAAGCACACAATAGTTCCTATATTAAGGTATTTAAACAGAAAGGAGAAAAGTTTTTACCACTTAATGACATAGAATATAATCAAAATGAACCTAATGAAGTAATTTCTTATATAGCGGTTATAGATGCTGAATATGAGAGAATTTATAACTTAAAAAAATAATTATGTTAAAGAAGAAAAGAAGTATATATGATACCGCTCCACCTTATCATATATTTAAGGAGGTTCAAGATAAGTGCGTGGCATACTGGTGGGATAATTTCGATGATACACATGGTTATGTTGCTGGAAAAGTAGTAAGAATATTAGGGATGTATAATATAGACGATGATTATTTATTCATATTAAATATGTTTGATTCAGTTCATGAGAACGCGTGTACTGCAACAATGAATTTAGAAACAAGAAAGTACATAGTGAAATCTAAATTTGCTAAAGGGTATATAACAAGAGATAATTCAGATGAACTATGGTAGGATTAAGAAAAAAGAAAGCAGTATTAGATCCACACGAAGCGACAGCAACACATCTTATAGCAATAAAAGATGGTGTTATGAAAGGAAGTGGATATAAATTTTCCTATTCCGGTAAAGCATACAAGATAACAAAAAGAACAGAAGATGAGTTCTTTATTATAGACGAAATGTACATGGATCATTCATTTAATATAGTAGCTGATGAAGATCATCACTCTTACAGAGAATGGTTCAAATTAGATAGTAAATTAGAAAAATAATGTTAAAAAAAAAAGAAAAGAAGTCATATGGGGCTTACAACGACTACTTCTTAGATGACTGTGAAGTAGTCACAAAAAGTTATGATATAACACATGTTCATGTTAAAGAATTCAAAGGTGTTCCTGAAGGAATATATAGGTATGAACCTGGGACAGGTATATTGAGTTTAGATGAGGAACATTTTGGTGTTATGAACTTTAAAGCAGCAATAAGAGCATCTCAAGATGGTGGTAGAGTTGTGTTATTAAAACACAAAACAACATGGTCAGACCTGGAAGAAAGAGGAATTGTAAAGAAATCAGAAGAAGCAGATGTTGCTCAGGCAGCACAATCTATGATGGCAGGTATGACAAAGAATGTTAATGGTCTTGTTAAAGCCGCGACAGCAATAAATCCACGCAATCAACCTATACAGTTACCACCACAAGCGCCAACACCTCCAGAAACTAAAACAGGAGGCTTTTTAAAAAAATTATTCAATAAATAAAAATATAGATGGAATACTCGGGACTACTAAGTAGTTCCTTGGCTGTGTTTTGAAAGACCGCTAAAACCCTGAGAGAAATCTTGGGGTTTTTTAATTAAAGACGAAAGAGAGAATGGAGAAGAAGACATGTACAAATTGTAATGAAGAAAAAGAATTAAGTGAGTTTAGTAAAAATGATTATGGAAAAGGAGGTGTATATTCAATTTGCAAATACTGCATGAAAAAAATAAATAGTAAAAAATATATTAAAATGAAAAATGATGGTGTAAAATTTCCATCATACAAGGATTTTTCAAATGAAAGAAAAAAGGAAAGATTAGAATATATGAAAAAATATAGAAAATCTAAAAAAGTAAAAGATGCAAGAAATAAACACAGAAGAAAAAGACACAAAGAAGACAGCTTATACAATCTGACATCTAGAATAAGGAGGAGAACTCTAAGGGCTTTTAAGTCAAAAAAATGGATAAAAAATTCAAGCAATTTATCAATGTTAGGATGTGATTTTAAAACAGCACATAAACATATAGAAAAACAATTTACAGAAGGTATGTCTTGGGACAATAGATCTGAGTGGCACATTGACCACATAATACCATTAGCTTCAGCTAAGACTGAAGAAGAATTGGCAAAACTCTGTCACTATACGAATTTACAGCCTTTATGGGCTGAAGATAATTTACGTAAAGGAGACAAGCTTAATTATAAAATACAAAAAAACTCTGAAGGCTTATAACCAACAGAGTTTTTTTTTATTGTCCACAACTACTTTTAGCTGTTAGTCCATGATCTGTAAGAATCGTAACGATGCTTTGTAATCCTTCTCAGTTTGGGCCCACCATGGAAAAGCTTTCTTAGTCTTAACCCATAGTTTAAGCCTACCTTCATTCTTACCTTGTTGATATACTTCAGTAGGAGATGTCATCTGGCCTAAAATCTTAGTAAATCTCTCTATAACAGAGATACTTGCTGTTGGATTCTTCATTAGCTTAATGGTCTCTGCAGGATTAAGATAGAAAGTAAGTTCTGATAGTTCTCTTCTTAGGTAATACCTAGCAAGTAAAGTATCATCATCTGGCTCTTCATCAAATCCTCCCATAGCAGTATAAGCTAACAGAGTTAATGCCATCATACCAAACTCTGCCGTTATTCTACGAATATTAGCTTTCTCATGCTTAGATAAGTTTTTATAGTTACCTGTAATTACTTCAAACTTAAACTCTTTTACTGCTTGAGGTAATGTGTGCTTTAGAAATCTAAATGCTGTTACATAATAACCTTCTTGATATTGCTTCATATCTTCAGAATAGAACCTATCAACATCGCGTAATTCTTCAGAAGCTTTAAGTGCCGTAGCATATCCTCTGAATCTACGAAGAGTAGTTGACTCCATCCATTTCTTTAAGAAGAAAAGTAATTTACCCCACCATTCTCTCTGAGCTTGATTTTTTAAGTCATTGTCATAGTTACCGTGAAGATCTATAATTTTCTTTTTGATCAGTCCCCTAGCCTCTGTAAGAATATCATCTTGTTTACCTGGTTGAGGAGAAAAAGTTGTAGCAGCGGCCCATTTAGGCAACTTCATGTGTGCTTCACCTTTCTTATCTTTCTCAAAATACATCACTTCATCTAATGTAGCAGCCTTGTCGACATCTTTTGTCACTTTGCCGTCCTTTGTTAAAAATTCCCCCTTCTTGTTAAGGACTTTAATTCTATCCAAGACCGCGTACATTACTTTAGCCTGCATCATATGTTCACCACCCTGTGCAATAGGTCTTAACTTGCTTGTTTTTATCATAGACTTAAGTCTAGAGTTATCCTCGAAGTTGTTATTTAAACTTTCTCTTGATCCAAGTACGTTGAATATATCTAGCATCATGTTAGTTCTAGATGAGTGAGTATTACTACCCATATCTCCTACTAAACCTTTTGCATCTTTCCAGTACTTAAGTCCTGCATTTTTCCAGTTCTTCATACCGTATGTTTCACCGCCCCATGCTTCTATTAAGTTATTTACTGTACCAGTAGTAGCATTCACAAATGAGTTAACGAAGTTACCAATAAGTGCAACAGAACCAGAATATTTCAAGAGAGTAGTAGTTGCCTTCTGCATATTTACACCAGCCGCGCTACCTGCATCTTTCTCTTTTATACCATAGATTCTACTTTCCATTATAGAAATAAGAGTCTTAACATCCTCAGGTAATTGCTCCTTAGGTAAATGCATCTGTATCTCTTTATCTCTACTGAACCCGTGCATTACCGCAAGCTTCTGTAATCCTGAATGATTAGGAATAAGTCTATTACTCATTACATCAATCATAACATGTACTTGAGCCTCAAGTTTCTTTTTCTGCTCATAATTCTTAGCCTCTTTCAGGTTCATAAGTAAAATAGTATGTACATCTAAACTCTGATCAGACTTAGCTAATTTAGATCTAAAAGGAATAGGCACATCAAACTTCTGCTTATTAGTTAAGTCAGCCATTCTTTTAATAGAATCTTTTCCTTTATTTTCAGCTTTAGTTCCTGTATCTTCTAATTCGAATTCATCTTCTTTCTTCTTAAACATGTCAGTCACACTGTCACTAACAAGAGATTTTAAATCACCTGCAATAGCTCGAGCTTGACTAGATCTAGTTATACCTGGTAATCTATAAAAGTCTACCACGCCTGCTTTCTCTATTAAACTCTGCTTACCTCCAGTCAATACATTAGCATCAACTATCATCTTCTTCATAGCCTTAAGATGTTCTCTATCTTTTACAGATAAAGCATCATAAGCCTTATTAGACCAAAGTTTCTTTTTAGGTTTAATATCTAGACCATATGTAGTCTTTTTAGAATCAGTATTAGCTTCAATCCAGTTAGCACGCTCAGTCTTTCCTATGGCCTCTTCCAAGGTCATTGAGTAAACTATTCCAGCTTCGGTATAAAACACATGAGTACCTTCTACCTTTAATCCATTACTTGGTAAATGAAGGCTTTTCTTTTCTCCATTCAATGTGTATGAGCCATCTTCTGATATCTCTATTCCTTTAAATTTCTCCTCATATACAGACCTGTTCATCCACGAGTTAGCCTCATAGTATTTAGATAGGAAACCTGGGTTATATTCAGATATTAAATACGAGCCCTCATCAGTTTGATCAATAAATTTTCTATATCTCTCTTCGCTTCCAATTGAACTAGGGTATGCTTTAGAGAAATTCTCATAAGCTTCTTCAACTAATTTAGCTTGAGACTGGACCCATCTATCAACTTCGAAATCTGCAGCATCTATCATTGCAGATACTGTTTGAATCTCAGCATTAGCAATATTCTTTTCAGAAACTAACCAACCTGTTGACGCGTGTATATCAGACAAACTCTTTTTAGCTTGTTCTTCATAGAATTCGAATGCTTCTGCTTGTATTGTATCAGCATTAGCTATCATCTTTTCATTAACCCAAACATGAATACTTTCATCAGGCTTAGAATTCTTAGCTTCTAACTCAGCATATTCTTTTTCATACTTAGTTCTCCATACTGTAACATGTTCATTAGAATTATCTACCATTGTTTTAGCATAGATTCTTCTAGAAACACCTAGCATCTCTTGATTTAAAGTATCATAATCAGCAATAATCTTATCCAATACGTCCATTCTCTTTTTCTTCTGACCATTATCATTCTTAAGATATCCTTTATTATACTGTTCAAGCATTAATTGCTTAACATCCGGAATCATAGTAAATACAGAAGTAAAGAACTTGATGTTTTTTATTTCCTCAGGTGTAAGTTTACCTCTTTCAGCTAATCTACTAACAAGAGCTTTATATTGATTGACACTCTTCTCAGAGAAGTCAACATACCTAATCATAGCTCTAGCGTTAGCTGTATTATTAAGCTTATCCATCTCTTCAGTCAATTTCTTATCTAAGTCTTTAACTTCTTGAAATTTAGTTTTCTCACCTTTATCTAGACCAGCTTTTTTGAGCTCTTCAGCAGCAATTTCATTCTTAGTACGAGGCTCAATAGCTTGTCTTAAGTTAGATATAGACGATATGATTTGCTCATATGTATTATCTAAAATTACCGCTTCTGGATCTTTCTTTTTCTGTCCAAAGTTCTTTTCTTGCTGAGCAAAATTAGATAAATTATCTAATAAATCAGACTTAACAGTATTACTCAATAACTCTTTAGTAAGACTTGTAACCTCACTTTGTTTCAAGTTAAAAGTTCTGCGTAAGAAGTCAAAGAACCAATCCTTGAATGCTGTCCACATACTCTCTTTTTCTTTACTATCCCATATATCAGCACCCTCTCTACCAATTGCAGTAGCTAAAAGTTCTTTCTGGAACATTTCATTATCTAATTCAGGATACGCTTCCTTAACTTCGTCATATAAAGCAGTTCCTTCAAGGTCTTTTAAAGCTCTCTGAAGCCTTTTATTTTTAAGTCCACCTGGAAATGCATCAATGAAAACGTGAGCAAACTCATGTATTGCAGTCGTCTTGAATACAGCTTTTGGATTAATAAGTATAACAGGTTTTCCTGCAGCAATAGTTCTTGGGTCATTAGCGGATAATACCCTTGAAGTAGGGATTGTAGGATCCATGATAACTTCTACATTCATGCTTTTTTGCATATGAGCAATCTTAGCATTAAACACACTAAGCTCTTCAAGAAGGTAATCATTGCTACTAGATAGCATTCTTTCCTCTTGAACTCCATCACTTAAGTCATCAAGTTTAACTTCTGTGTATTGTAATCCAGTTTGTAAATCAACATCAACTACTACGAACTCACCAGTAATCTGGTCAATCATGTCATATCTCTCGTTCTTATTAATCATCCATAAATGACTATCTAGCATTTTACCTTTACCTTCAGTTTTGCTATCTTTAATTTCAGCAAACTTAGTCATATTAGTAAAGAATGTTTTAGGAAACTTTCCTCCAGACTTTGAAAGATAATTTTTAAATGCAGTTATATCATTAGGATCTAATACCATTGTAGATATTTCACGAACATTCTTAGAAGGAGCTGTATCTTTAGTGATAGTAGCTGAGCCCTCCCAAAATAAAGGATCACTTCTAAGTTCAGACATCACTTTCGTAATCTCTTTATTAATAGCAACAGGTATATTGTTTCCTTCTATTACAGACTTAGCAGGAGTGTTCTTTTCATTATATTCAAAGATACTTCCTTTACCAGACTTATGTCCTAACTTATGAGTACGAGTGTATATAGGATTCCCTTCTTTTTCTCCTCTAAAGATAAACAAGGCATAGTTTGGCATTGAAGCATCTCTTTCACTAATATCTACTTTAACAAATTTAGGAAATAATTTTATTCCAGTATCTTTGTCTTCTTCAAGAGCTATTGATGATTTAGATTCATCACTTATGAATCCTGTTCCATTACTATATGTTCCTCCAAATCCTTTAACTCTATCAAATCTTAATTCAGGAACTAGCTTGTACCCAATAGTCTTGTTATCCCACTGATGTCTTATCATTTGGTCTTGAAAATCCTCACCTCCAACAATCTTGTCAGCAGTTCTAAACATCTCATCAATCTCTCTATTAATACCATTCTCCGCAAAAAAGTTATGAGGTATGTGAGCAAAGAATTGATTAAGATTATTGTTAAACCCTGACTGGGAGTAAGCGTATCTTATCAAATCTATTCCAAGTTCTTTCTCACTTGGATCAGAAGAATTAAGTAACCTAGACCATGCTCTGTACATTTTATTATTAAAACTCTTAGTTGCAGCTCTAGAATCTATACCTAAGAATTCATATCCTCCAGAAGAGTCTATTCTTAATTCCTTAACTAGAAAATTAGTAGAACCAGCCTCTTTTAAAGCATGTATCTTTTCAGGTAATTGTTTAAATAAGTAATCATGATCAGCATTGTTGTTCTTAAACACAGATAATCCTGACATAGAATAACTTCTAAAAGAAGCTTCTAAAACTCTTCCAAGCTCTGGGTCTTTTAATACTCCTTTTCCAAGCGTTATAGATATCTCATTGAAAGCACTTAATACCTCATTCTTACCAACTAAGAATAAATCACTAGCTTGTAATATATCACCAACCCACAATACTGCTTGTTTGTAATAATGACCCATCATTGTTTCATTAAGATGCTTACCAGTGAATCCTTTAGTTTCAAATCCTAGTATTCTTCCAGAATTAAGAACCTCGTTAACTTTGTTCTCAGCAATCTGTCTAGCTACAACTCCACCTCCGTTACCTTTGGTATCAGCTTTTGCCGCGTTAACAGAAGCGCTAAAAGATTTAGAATGATCTTGTAAGAACTCAAATATATCTAATATCTTACCTTGTTCAATTTTCTGTTCAGTAGTTAATGGTCCTGTTCTTCTTATAGCAGCCTCCATTTTAGACTCACTTAAACCAGCTACATCTATCTCGTTAGCCTCAGACTCATTCACTTTATACTTTAATCTTACATACTCATAAGGAGTAACAGTCTTTCCTTTACCATCTTTTTGGAATACTAGTCTTTGAGCAGTCTTACCTTCAGACATGTTGATTATCTCAACAAGATCTTTAAGTATAGGCTGTCCTATAAGTCTATTAACCCATGATATAGGGGCACCTGCGCGTATAAGCATAGATGTTACATTGGATGTAGTTATATTATGATTACCTCTAGATATATAAGGATCTTTAGCTATATCAACATATGCATTCAAGAATGCAGATAACACATCACTAACACTATTCTTACCATTTGTATCGTGTGTTCTATCAAATTTAGTATGACCTTTAGAATCTTTATGTCCAATGCCTAAATAACCTTGAAGACTTATATTTAAACTCTGATTAGAAGCGTGATCAACTAATTGATTAGCAATCATAGCTACACCAAACTTACCACTTAAGTATTGAAACTTAGTTTTAATTTGTTGTATAGGGCTCATAAACTGAAGAGACTTCATTTCTGGTGCAGGAAAAAGATCCTGCATGTCATCTTTCAAGAAACCTGCGTCAATTGAAGTCATCATTGCATCATAGGTATGAGGTGACAACAACACACTAGAATATAAATCTACTAACATGTTCTGTTTACCTTTCTTAGAATCAGTATTACTTGGTATTTTCTGTATTTTACCATCTTTCACCTCAAGGTGATGAGTCATAACATACATCTTATCAATATCAAAATCTGAACCTGTCTTACCTGGCACCGCATCGTAAGCAATTATACTATCTCCAAGCTCTGGAGGAAGTATACCTACAATTTCTAAAGCATCATTCGAACTCATACCTTGATTAGGTATCCTATATGAAACCATTTGTAGAGCGCTAGGGTCTAAGATTTCTTTAAGCTTCTCAGCCGTCATGTTCCATGGCTTGATAAAGTCTGGGTGATCCTCAATCTTGTTAAGATCACCTTTCTCTAATGATCTATTATGCTTATCAATTGTAGCTCTTATTGCACTGTAAGGCAACATAGCTTGTCCTGGCAATACTTTACCATTTTCTATACGTGGTGGTTTTAAACCTTTACCATCGTAGTTATCACTAACTATTTTTATACCTGATCTAAGTACTTTAGCTGGTCCTTTACCGGACGAATCTTTTACAATTTCTTGTACAGACTCAAGTCCAAATGGAGATACCTGAATAAAACTACCGCCATTGGTTTTAACTTTAACAAGTTCTTTGTTAAAAATAGACATAAAGATGCTCTGCACTCTACCTGATAATTGAGGTATTGCATCAAATCTCATTTCCTTCTCTAATGCTGAGATGATATTTTCATCTCCACCTCTTGATTTAAATTCATCAATTAGCGCATCATAGACTCCAGTCATGTCAGTAATCTTATTATCTTCTCCTATTCCAAACCTTTCTTGCAGTGAGGCTCTGCCTTCGCTAACTAAAGAACCAATAGTATCATGAATTAACTCCATAATTTCTCCACCAGTCTTAGGTTCACCATTCAACTCATAATTAGCATCACCGGATGTTAAATCAATACCAGCTAATATATTTTTCTGAATTTGAGATCCAGTTAAAGTATCATGTATAAGTTTAGTAGGTAAATCTTGTTGTAACTTCCATCCACCATTAAGTAAAGGTGTTGAATTAAGTTCGAATTCATCCATTAATTCCAGTGTACCTGGCTTATGTATATCTGTAATACCCTTTGCTCCAACTTTTACACCATCTCGAGTAATAACCTCATGAAGTTCATCTTTCTTATTCTCATAAGGCTTCTTAGTTGCAGGATCAATAGTCATCTTATCATACATCTTCTGCATTGGAGTATTTTTGACTAAACTAGGAACTAGTACAGCTTGAGAATATTTCAAATATACGGGACGTCCCTCATTAATTTCAAAGTATACACCCTTAAGTGGTTGTGCAGCAAGTTTAAGCTCCTTAGGCTCTAACTCTTTACCTGCCATCATCTTATCAAATACCTTTTCATGCTGAGCACCCCATTTACCTAATCTCTCTTTAAGAAACTTCCATCTATGAGGAGTTATCCATGCTTGAGCATCAGTAGTGTTAATGTTCTTATATGCCTCTATTAAGCTTTTGTCAGTAAGTGAATCTTGAATCTCCTTAATATAAGAAGAAGCAACCTCGACTCCATTAACAGTAGCCTGGTTAAAGTACTTGTGATCATTCTTACTAAGTCTTAATTGTAGTCCATCAGTATATGTAGCAGGTACACGCTTAATTAAATCACTTTGATTCTTGTAATAAGCTTGGTCACCTGAAAATAACTTAGTATATTCAATTGTAGATATTAATCCATTTACAACATAGTCACCTACCATAGTGTGAATAGGAGATTCTTGTGTCCCATAACTTTCCATCAAGGTGTTATCAATAGTAAGTGGTTTCAATTCGCCTTTTGCTTTAGGATTTACTTCTATGATTCTATTTGTTCTTAATTCAACAAGAGTTTCTTTCATCCTGTCTTTAATAGCTTGTTCAACAAATGGCTTTAATGCTTCTTTTTGAGAACTAGTTAAACCAGTCATTGTAGACTTCTTAGGATGTCCATTCTTATCATATAAGATGGCCTTAAGTTTAGGCTCAGCTTCAGAAGGATTAAATTCTGGAAATAGTTGAGACTTAAGCGCATTCATGCTTTTAGTATGATAGTGCTCTATCTTTTCTGAATCAGGTAAGTTAGCTATCTCATCAGCTGCCTCAGACATTCTGTTATACTCATCTTCAAAATAGTCTACAAAGATTTCAATAGTAGCATTATCAATGCTCACACCCTTCCCTTTAGTATATACTATCCCAGTTTGATGCATGTCAAATCCACCAATATCCATCTTACGGGACTTGTCCGCTGGAACAATAGTAGGAAAGATAGATTTTTGTAATGTACCTTTCTTACCAAGAATCTTTACCATACTATCATTAATAGCATCAGCAATTGTTATCTTGGTATTGTCAACACCATCATTCTTATTTTTAGATTTAATAGAACTAGATAGACTTATTTCAACAGATTTTATTCTTTCTAATGATTTTGCTTCTCTTTCACTGTCATTAACTATGTCAGAAGCTAATAAGAACTTCAACCATCTAGAGTTTTTGTTATATGTTTGACCAGCTAGTTCTTTGATATCAATTGTACTATCATCTCCAGCTTGCTGTTTCCAGGCATTTATTTTGTTATGTAAATAGCTTAAAGAAGAATAGGTCCAATATGTCTTACCTTCATTACCTACTATTGTATTCTCAGATAATTGTATAGCACTTAATGCTTGAGCACCAGCAACTCTACTTAATACTTTCTGAAAGTCAAATGGATTTTTGAATTCACCAACAGTAGTTACAAAAGGAGATTTCTCATCTTTTATATGCTTCATAGTTTCCTCCATTCCTTCATACAATGCTTTTACTTCTCCATATCTCTTTTTAGGATCAGCAACTTGAAGTATAAAATTACGCATGTCAAGGCTATTAACATTAATACCAAGAGCGTTCATAGCTTGCATTAATATAGGTAGATTCTCACTAATACTTTTTATTTGAGAAGCAGCAGTACCTCTAGTACCAGCTTGTTTAATAAACTTATTCTTAGACTCGGTAATTAGATCTGAAATTTGATCTACATCAAGAGCCTTTTTCATCTTACCCTTATTGGTTAAGAACTTTTTTCTAAATCCACGTCCCCATTCACCTTTAAGCTTACTAGTTCTAGAGTTAGTAGCAGAAGCGTTGATTACTTTAATATTTCTACCATCAACTTCAGTTACATAATATGTAAGGCTTGCTTTTGAAAACGCTTGAAAGAATTCAGTGATTTTGTTTCTCTCACCAATCTTATCAGAAGTGTTTAACTCTCTTAACCTATCAGCTAATCCCTTAGTCCATGGCTTAACTAATTTTAATCCATCAATTTTCTCAACCATAAGGTCAAATACGTCTTGAACATCTCCACCTAAGTTAAAGTTTACTAAATCAGATAACATAGGCTCCAATGTAGTCCATACATCATCGAATTCAACAAATTGAGGCTTACCTAGAAACCTACCTGAAACAGTATCAAGTTTAGCTTCAGTCTTGCCATTATTATTTATATATACACTGCCGTCAGCATTCTTTCTAACAACAACTTCTGAATCTAATACGGTAGATAATAATAATTTTACATTTACAGATGCGCTATCTTTAGAGTTCTTTGTGAAGTTTTCAGCAAAGTTCATACCAGTAGATTTATCCTCTTCAGATATTTCACTTTCAGGATTACCCTGCTCATCAGTAAGATCTTGAATCTGATCTTTTCTAGCTCCTGCTTTAATACGCTTGCTAGATGTAAGACCCATGTCTTCTATCTGAGTTCTTACTTCAATTATAAAATCTTCTTTGTATTTTTGGACTAGATCTGCCCGTTGTATTGCGTCAGGATCTCCTGCATTCTCTGACCTGTAAGAGTCAATACTAGATTGTATTGATTCACCTATTTTAAGACCCTTAATCTCATCAATGTTATTGAAATCAAACCCTTCTTTAGTTGAGAATAATTCATACTTAAGTTGATTAGTAATTTCGTAAACATCATCAGGATCTATTTCAGGAAACTTAATTTTATTTAAAAAATGTTTCTTCCCGTCTGCAAGTTTGTAGTAGTGTTCATTACCAGACTTGTATAATTTAGGATAACCATTGTCATCCTGTCTTAAAGCACCGTACTTATCAACCCAGTTTGCTTCTTTGTTTCCTTCCCAGTCACCAAATACTTCTTTGAATTCGTCAGATGCAATTTTACGTGCCTCTGCATTAGCTAACTCTAGTGTACCTAGAACATCAACCAACTTCTCTTCAAATTTCATGGCGCCTATACAATTCGATTTATTACCCATTTGTTTTTATAGCGTTTAAATTTGTTTATAATATACAATCCCACTCACCTTGTTCAGTGAAACCTTCGTCTTTATTAGGATCTTCTTCTTTAATTTTTCTTTCTTTACTTATTTCTTCAGCTTGTTTAGCTTCATTAGCAGACTCAAACTCAATATTTGTTTGCTTAATCTTCATCTCTCTTTCTGCCATCTTGTTTCTAGCTATTACTTCATCTTTTGCTTTAAGATCAACTAGTATTTTATTAACCTCAGCAGTCTTGTCTGTAAATATAGCCTTTTCTCTGGTAGAAAGCAAATCATTCGACATAATTTTATTAGCAATCTTATTTAACTGCATTTTAGATACGGTGCCATTGTCTACAAACTTCTTCCAGATATCATTTGATATTGGTTCATTACTTTTAGCTCTTTCTGCAGCGAATCCATCAAAAGATTCATCAAATCCTTCATATTCAGGAGACTCTTTAACAACCCCACTAGTTTGTTGTGTTGGTTCTAAAGCAGCTATTTTAGCATCATACTTAGTATTGATTTCATTTATTTTTTTAATTGTTTTAGAACTAATTGCTTTATTAAATTCTTCTTTATTTTTTAGATAAGGAGAAAATTTTGGTTCATACGAGAAATTACCAGCTTCTAATGAACTATAAGTTGGAGTTGTATCTGGTCTATGATTGTCAGAAGTACTCATCAAGCTATAATGCTTTGAATTCGGCATACTTGCATCACTATCCTTTACAATTATATAGTAAGGATATTGTTTTAACTCAGCTTTTCTTTCAGCTTCTATTTTATCTATTTCAACTTTAGCTCTATCTTCTTTAGCTTTTTTAAATTTATCTAACTCAGAATCTCTTGCATCATTTGCCACATCTAAATTACCAACTACTGTTCTACCTTTAGCCCCATCAAACTTAGAAACAATACCTCTTTTTTCAAGAAGATCCATTATTCTACCAGCTTGCTCGTATCCTATTTGTAGTTTTCTCTGAATTAGAGATGCACTAGCACTAGCGGCATCAATGACTATTTTCTTAGCTCTCTCATATAAGCTCTCATCAGTTTCACTATCGGGAACTTCTTTAATGACAGTTGCAGCTTTCTGAGCAGGAGCATCTAATCTCTCTGCATCATATCTAGCTTTAATAAGTTCTTTAACATGTGCTTCATTCTTTCCGTATACAGGAATTCTATTTCTTTGTTTATCAAAGAATACACCGGCAAAGCCTTTTTCTCTTTCATTAACTACACCAGCCTTGTTAGATAGAGCTTCTCTTTCGGAAACTTTCTTATTAACAGCTGTTGGGTTCTTAGGCACAACCTTTGTTGCCTCAGGAGTTCCGTCAGGTACCTTGAACATAATATCAGACTTGAATGCTCCTAGTTCATTTTCACGACCAATAGTTTCATTCTCTGAGAAAGTAGTATTTTCAGACCCAACAACAGCATCAGTAGATATAACAGTGTTAAGCATCATTTCTCTGTACTTAGCTCCATAACTACCATGGTTCCATTGATTAAGATTCAGCTGACGTCTCTTCTCATTCATTATAAAGCCTATTAAAGCTTCTCTATTATCACCAACATTATCAGGTGTAACAATACCTTTAAAACCACCTTCAGTATCAGGGTCTAAACCATATCTAATCCATTCACCACTTAAATGTAAATGTGTGGCTTTACCTGCAGTTTCAGATGTCATATGAACAAATAGCTTAGCTACATCCATAACTTTAGCATCTTTACCTAGTACAGCAAATTCATTAGGATGATCTTCTTTAAATGTTTTGAATAAATCAGCATCACTACTTAATAATGCTTCTTTTCCAATCTTTTTAAGCATAATAGCTATCAATATATCTGCTACAAAAGTAGACTCTGCTATATTAGGCTTTCTAAGATTAAGTTTCAATGGAAAAGGATCACCATTAGCCTTAGGAATGTTTAAAAACACTCCGCCTTTATAAGGAACCGGGTTTGTATTATCATCTTGAACACCTATTACATCTATTTGTAATCCTTCAAAGTCAGGATGATCAGACTTGTCACTAGCTCTAACTAAAGTGCCGTGCTCATTTGTAACCATTAAGTCAACCTTACCCATACTTCCATTAATAAATGGAAATTGCATTACATTGTTTTCAGGTATAGCGCCATTCTCTTCTTTAATTTCCTGAACATTTAAATTACCACCAAATTGATGAGTAACTTGTGTTTGAGTATTACCCAAGAACATTTGTCTAATGATATTCTCTCTTTTAGGAAGTTCATTAGTTTTATAAAATGCATTTGTCTTACTATAAGCAGGTATATGTGACCATATATCATCAGTAAGTTGTATCTTAATAGGAAGATGATTAAATAAAATATCTTTCTCTTCAGCTGTTAATTTTATCTTAGGATTCTTCTTGGCTTTATTGAATATCTCAATAGCTTGTTGTCCTAGTTTAGAATGTATTCCACCAGGAGTTCCAACAACATAGTCAAGCAATACTGGCTTACCATCTTTAGCTCCTGTTTTATCTTTACCATTAAATACCCAGTCTTTCCAGCCTGGTCCATTTAAGTTAGCGTATAAAGGAACCTTGATATTACTACTAACTTTATCCGTATTAATAGCTCTATCCTTTCCTTTCTCTTGAGACTTAGTAGTCTTAGTTACATTTGTTGAGTCTTCTGCATGCTCATCTTCAATATTATCTGCAACACTAGCTTTGTTAGCGTTACTTACAGTTGTTGTATTAGCAGATCTAGCAGCTTCTTCAGCTAATCTTTCAGCCTCTCTGGCATCGTCATTAGCATACTCTCTTGCAACAGCTTCTTCATTAGCAAGCTCTTCTATGTTTTCATTAACAACAGCTGCATTCTTAATCTTCTCATCTTTAGTTAAAAAATCAGACTCCTCTATTTCTTTCTGAAGTTCTTGTCCTTGCTCTTCAGTTTCAAGTGGAGTATTAACTCTATGAGTTAGCTCTTGCTTTTTAAGACCTTTTCTATAAGACTCTTTACGAATATCTCCATTCTCTGATTGATTAAGTGATATCTCTGCGTTGTTACGCTCCTTAATCATGTAAGCCTCTGTTAGTTCAGCAGTAACGTCTTCATCGAAGCCTTGAGCAAGTCTAGCATCTTTTCTTTTTTGTTCAGCATCTCGTGGGTCATCACCTTTGATAGCCTGATAGTCAAGCGTCATCTTAGCAATACGCTTCTCATTGTCTTTTATTAATTTCTCAATATGTGGTTTTCTTAACTCACTAACACCTTCTTGTTCAAGTTGTTTCTTAAATGTCTCATTCATTTGAGTCAAAGCCTTAACCTTCATAAGACCCTCAATCTTTTCCATTTGAGTAGTCGATATAGCACTAGCATTAGGAACTCCATAAGTAACCTTCTGAATCTTTTCATCCATCTTGGCAGAGTTCTCTACAAATCTTTTTGTTCTATAATTGTTTTGGGCCATTTTAGCCGCAATGTTAGCATCATACTTATTAGAGAATTTTAAATAATCCATCCTCATCTCTTCAGACTTTTTAATAACAGATGGTATATTTTTCTTAGCTAACTCTAGGTTGAAATCACTACCTCCTTGTTCTTTTAAAGCAGCAGCCTCTTCTTTAGTCATGCTTGCAATACCTTCTAAAGCTTCAATATGTTGATCGAATTTACCGCGATGTAATGAATCAGTAGTCATCATTAACATCATCTCATCCAATACCATCTCTCTTGCTTCAAGATTGTTGTTATTATCAGCATCTGATAATTTTTGTTGCATAGACATAAAGTTACGAGCTCTATCATTTAGAGTCGTAGCATATGTTTTCTCATATTCTTTTTCAAAGGTTCTTTTTTTCTTTCCCTTTTTAAGTTCACTCAAACCTTTACCTGCAAAATGAAATAAGTTACCACCAAGACCACCAAAGAATGCAGATGTTTTCATTTCATCTGAGCCCATGGCATCTTCCATTATTTCGTCATACTTTTCCCTTGTAATAATCCCAGCATTAAGATCAGCCATAGCTTTGGCATTCTCAGCAATTAAGTATTGATAAGATTCTTCAGCACCTTCTGAAACGAAAGTACCTACTCCACCTGAAACTTTTTGCATCCAAGGTTTCATTTTAACTCCAAGACCTCTACTAGATGCTTTAGACAAAGCATTCTCCATCCTACTAGTGTGAGGATTGAATATCTTACCAAGTGCTAGATATTGAGGAATATCTTGTAATAACATGGCCCAACCTTTATTATAGTTATCAGACGCAGCTGTTGATGCTATTTGAGTAGCTTTCTCTTCTGTGAAAGGTAAGCCTGTTTCTTTATCTATTTTATTTAATAACTCTTCACGTTTAGATTCAAATGTACCGGATGCTTCCATAGAGTTTTCTATGTGTCTAGATACAACAGCTTGGGATATACCCTCTGTCATCCATGTAGACTTTTTACCCATGTTTTCAGCAACATCTAGTACGCGAGAAAATTTTCCACCAAGCTTTGAAGCTCCCTTACCTAGAAATCCTAAAGCTTTAGTTGCAGCCATAGAAGGTATAAGCATGCTTAATGTACTAGCAACAGATACTCCGTTACTGAACCACCATCCTGAATCAGAAGGATCGAACTTACCAGGTGCTTTTTGATGAATAGCCATAGCGTCTTGTCCCCATGTTCTTAACCCTTTACCAGCATCTGTCATAAAGTTTCCCCACTCAGTCTCGTTACCAGTCATGTAATCCATAACACTGCCTAAGTCAAGTAAGTAACCTAATCCTTCAACAGTACCACCAATTATCTCACCAACAACAGCTTGACCAATCATATTACCAGCTTGTTGCCATCCTGATTGTAACTCACCACGACGTCTATTTAATTCTTCAACGCCACCAGTAGGCATAAATATAGTACTACCAAGATAATCAGTGTAATCCTCTACATCTAAACCTTCGTACCTGTTATCCTCCATGATACTAGGACCGTCGTCTACAATTGAAATCTCATCATCTTTAGGATCAGTTTTCTCAACCTCGACTGGATCAGTATCAACAATAGATATGTCAGCAGTGTCTTTTACAGGCTCTGTCTTGTCTAATTCAGTGAATTCATTCTCCACTACAATAGCATCTGGTGTGCCAGCAAAATCTTGATTATTCTGTGTTTCCGCCATTTTGTTTCTTTAAGTCTTTTACTAATTCTTCATACAAATACGTAGCCATATCTGCCTCTCCAAACAACTCTCTTGATTGGAATTCTCCAACTTTTATTCTCCAGACATCTCTGGAACCAACTTGAGCCTTAACCCAAGAAATTGGAGTTTCAACTCCTTTTATTTTTATATTCTTACCTTGCACTGTTCCTTCAATATTGCCACTTCTTATTTCAGAAGCTTTAATCTTAGGCATGTATTCTGCACTGGCAATCATCTTTCTGCCTTTAGCAGCTAATCCTGGGTCACTAGAAACAGCTAGTTCTTTTCCAGCACTAAGTTGTGTTGATTTACCAAGATCTCCTCTTGTTATAGTTTTAACCTCTATTACAGATCCATTCTTATCCTTAACAACTAAGTGCTCAATAGGATATCCTTTTTCATCATGTCCATCAGTTACCCTAACATCATAATCAACTTTAGCTTCACCAGTACTTGGATCCGGTGGATAAGTCTCAGACAAGTAAGAGAACATATCTTTACCTGAATAAGCTTCTGAATAACCTGATCCCTTAAATCCATCACTCAATACTTCATTCAATCCACCAATCTTACTTGAGTACTTACCATTATTAAGAGCACTGAATTCTGTATATGACTCAGAGTATAAGTTCTGACTAGACTCTAAATGCTTTCTTACGAGATCATTAGCTCTACTTTTAATATCATCAAATGATTCCCAAGCCCCTCTAGGATCTAATTCATTTCCAACAAATCTGTTAGTTATATTCTTTTTATCTAAATAATGCCTAAGTAACTCATCAGATTTATTTACCGGAACAATATTATAATTACCAGTTTTATTATTTAATACTCTCCCTTCTCCAGTTATATCTAAATCATCAGGATTAACCCCAAGCTTAATAAGCTCTTTTTCTAAGTAGTCAACTTTAGTAGCTTCATCTTGAGTTCTAAGCTCACTTATTTGTTCAGCAAATTCGTATTCTTTCTTTTCTTCATCTGTAAAACCTTCTAACGCTTTAGTTTCAACTCTATTAATAAGGTTGTTTAATTTATGATACTTTACTTTAGAATCATTAAGTTCTTTTTTAGCTTGTTCAAAAGCAACAGGATTAGACTTTCTTCTAGCTTCAAATTCATCTTTCTTGGCTTTATCAAAGTTAGGGTCAAGCATTTGTTCATCAGTTCCCCAAAATGCATTATTTTCTGATGTCTGTCTCTCAAGCTCATTAAGGGCCAATCCTGTATTTTCTTTAATTTCATCAATATTATCAGGTGTAACTGTGGTAAGAACACCATTAGCAGCTCTAACCAGATCAGCAGCTTCTCTAGCATCAAGTCCTCTTTCGTGTAACTCTTTAGCTGCTGTATCAGTATTAAAGTGATATTTTAAACTTTGCTCTCTAGATTGCCCACCTGCAGCGGCTCCAAATAGTTGTCTACCAAATTGATTACCTGGAATAAATACATCTTTCTTAGTTCCGTCAGCTCTATATCTAACTTCCCACTTACCTATATTTCTAGCATCACCTGCATTAGGGTCAAAGAATTGTTGTTGTTTCAATGAGGCCTGTAAATCAGGATCATTAGAAGCCATAGTGGTTAAGGAAGACATAATCTTATTGAAATCTCTTTCTTTTATTATACCAGAAGCATAAGCCTGTGTAAACTGATCTAAGTTACCTGTATATTTCATTGCATCTTGCGAGGCATCTGCCTGTACAAGCTTTAAATTTTTGTTAATCCAATCATTAGTACCAACTTTAGTAGATAGGCCAGTTCCTGAAAACTGTTTAAAATTACCTAACTCATCAAAAGAACTACCAAAATCACTTACTTGCTTTGTAGCCCATACTTTTGCCTCTTGTGGTGACCAACCTGCTTGTGATATTTTCTTAGTGGCAAGATCATTTATATATTTCTGTGCAGAAGTGTAATTAGCTTTAGCTTGACCTACAACGCCAGAAGCACCGAAAGATTTCTTTTGAGATGATCTCAATTTACGAAGCTTATTTGACAAACCTCTGTCTACTCCACGATCCATCAAATCTTTGGATATCTGCTCAGATTCCTTTCTGATTCTTTCTAATTCTGCATCAACAACACCTGCATCACCTTCAAGTCTTTTTGTCTCAAGAGCCTCTAGCTCATCAGTTGCAGCCAATGAAGCATCTTGCCTAGCTTGTTTAGCTAAAGGCACTGCCATTATCTCATCTAGAGAAAGACCTTTAAATCCTGCTGTTGTTATGTTACTAAATCTATTTGCCATATTAATTATTGTTAAGCTTTTCTAACAGTGCGTCTTTATCGTTCATAAATATAGTTATAAAATCCTTAACATCCTCACGATTGATGACAATTTTTTCATCATTGTAGGTGAGTACGAATCTTTTCTTCTTGTGATCTATGTAGATATCGTCATTATCTACTATATTGAGTAATAATAAATACGCTCTTGTCATCTTATTTGTTTATTATAGTTTACCTTTTTTCTTTTTATTCTTAGTTTTCATGTATTTACCAAGTGCATCAAAGTCCATACCCATTAACTCAGGATACTTTTTAAACAACTGTTCTTTTCCAACTTCTCCAAGATTAGAACCTAATTGAGATATTAACTGACTCTTTTGAGCATCATATGCTCCTTTGTTTTGTTCATTAGCTAATTGCTCAGCATTAGATTGTTGAAGATTAGTTTGATCAACTCCTAAATTGAATTGTTGTCCTGCTCTATTCTCTTGTCTATTTTCTGAACCAGCTTGTGCCATTGCACTAGATAAAGCTTTAGTTCCCTGTAAGCTTAATCCAAGTAAGTTGGCTCTAGCAGCTGCTTGAGAACCACCAGAAGATCCTAGAATAGCATCTCTTTGATTGTTTACACCTTCTTGAACTCCTTTAACTAATTGTCTCTCATCTACTCTTTGTGGATCATAAGTATTTCCAAGTTTGTTTCTTGACACTTGATCAGGTTTATCTAATGTAGCTAATTGATAAGCATCTGTAACTGCAGGAGCGTATCTTAACAAACTAGAAGGGTCATATTTACCTTCTACATTACCTTCTACATTACCTTCTTCTTCAGTACTATAATTTGCAGCTTTTCTAGCATCAGCCTCAGCAGCAAAAGCATCATTACTTGCGCTATGTGCCGCATCTTTAGAATCTGACATTGCTTTTTTATCAGCCTCACCTGCAAAATAATTATTACTTGCGTCAAATGCCGCTCTTTTATCAGCTTCTCCGGCAAACATATCATTACTAGCATCAAATGCAGCCCTTTTATCTGCTTGACCTGCAAAATAATCTTTAGTTGGATCTGTTTCACCTAACATACTAATTAGTTCATTTGGATCTGTACTATCCATAAATCCACCATTAGCAAAAGGATTGTTAAATTGCTTGGCTTTAGTTGCAGTATCATTAACTGCTAAATCTTGTGCTTCTTGCTTCGCCTGTCCATTACCAACAAATTTTGTTGCCATATCTAAAATTGGAGAAGCTATCGCTCCTACACCAGGAATCATACTAGCCGCACCACTAGCTGCACTCATTATGCCTTTTGCAGCATTACCAGACTTAAAATGACCAATAGCTTCTGGAGCTTTACTTAGTAATCCCATTCCAGGAATAGCACCTCCACCAACTTTACCTAGTAATCCAGATGCACCGCCTGCTGCTGCTCCCGCTCCCGCCGCGCCTGCAGCTGCACCTCCAGCACCACCAAGACTACTCATGATACCCCCTAGGAAGTAATCATTAGACTCTCCACCAATTTGACCACCCATAGACATTGGATCTTGAGGCTGTTCTTGTTGTGGAGCTTGTTGTGGAGCTTGTTGTGGCTGTGACTTAGCCTTAACGTACTCTTGAGCTTGTTGTAATCTTCCTTGAAGCTCCTGAAGTGTCTCAGTAGACTCTTTGTCCTTTCTGCCTTCAAATTTCTTAGCAATGGCCTTGCTCGCTTCAGCAAAAGTCTTACCTTTTGTATAAGAAGGAAGATTAAACTTATCCATTATGCTGTCTTGTTTCTTTTTCATATTATGCTAATCTATATTCATCATCAGATTGACCACCTGTTGAAGCTATTGTGTTTAATGCTTTAGTTATATTTTTATCATTGAATACCTTGTAAAAGTTCTCATCATCAAGACCTTTTGCTTTTACTCTTTTCTTTAATTCTTTTTCAGTGATTTGTTCACCTGGCTTAAGACCAATCTTTTCTCTGAATTCTGAGAAGTTACCGTAAGCTTCGTGTGGAAGCTTCATATAACTCTTAAATTTATTAAATGTATTTTTACCTTCTTGTTGAAAAGGGCTTCCTAATACATCAAGCAAGTTTTCACCTTGCGCGGCGTCAAACATAGAAGAGTGAACTCTTTCGTGTGTTTCAACACCAGGAGCATTGTTATACTTCTCAGCAACATTGATGATGTTACCCTCTCTGTTGACAGAAGCTTTAGAGTCTGGTTCATTACCACCTATTACTTTTTCAGGAGATAAACCACGTAGTATCATGTTATCTATATCATTACTACTAAGACCAGTTTGCTCCATCATAAGCTTTCTAGTCTTAGGATCATTGTATCTATTTAAGAACTCCATACCTCCTTCATCTTGCACTGCGCTCTGGAAGTTTACAGTATCTTGAGGTCCTGTTGATACATAATTCTTATCCATGAAATCTTCTCTCACATCCGGTACAGTGAATTCTTCTGATACTTTCTTTAATCCTAATCCAACTGGCTTCATTTCAGACTTAGTAAACTTAAGTTCCTTACCTGGTCCAAATATTGGGTCAGTAATAGGATTACCAACTGGTTCTTTTGGATCTGTTAAATCACCACCAGTAGCAAATACGTTAGGATCTGCATCTTCTACACTTTTCATAAATCCACCTAAAGCAAGTCTATTCGAGAATATATAGTCTCCGAACTTTACTTCACCTTCTTCAACAGTATTCATTTTACCATTGGACCCTGTTCCCATAGGAACTCCTCCGTAAGGATTCTGCTCGTGTGTACCACCATTCTCTATTGGTATAATTTCTTTTTCTCCATTAAGACCAGCGAATCCACCCATTGCAAGTGTATTCATGAATCCAAGCTGATCCTCCATTGGTTTGCCAGCTAGTTCACCAGAGACAGGAGCCATCCTTTTAGGCTCATTTGGAATTAATCTAGCAATTGATTCAGCCTCTTCATTTATTGGCTCATCTGTTATAGTTGGCTCAGCTGTTTCAGGTTGGACAGTGGGACCAGGTTTTTCACCCTCTTCAGAAACTTCTGGTGCTTCTTTGCTTACGCCTTGACTATTCAAGTATTCTATATACTCGTCACTTCCTGCTTGAAATGTATCAGTTCTAATTATTTTACTCTCCTTAGGTTGCTTAACAGCTGTCTTATCTTGTACTTTTACATTATGACCTGCCTCTTCAGGTGAAATCTTTTTAATTACATTTTTATTTCCAGGGGCTTTGGGCCCAAAAGCTTTATTAAACTTAGTAATATATTGTTGTACACTAGCATTCTTTCCAGGTACGACAAATCCTGATGGATTAGACAAGTACTTCTTTGCACCACCTTTACCTAGGAAATGAGTAAGAGCTGCAATCTCATGAAGATCCATGTCTAAATTAAACTTAGACTTTAATTCTTGCGCATATCCACTATAACTAGGGTATCCAGGTAATGTACCGTCTATGGCCATATCCATAATCTTCTCTTGAAGCTCGGGTCTATTTATAAATTCACGTATAGTTACACCCTTTAGTATAGGAGTATTTTTTATATATCTATATAAGAAGTGATATCTACCGGCAGCAGAGCTAGTTGGATTACTTAAGTACTTTCCACCACTAGACTCCACATGAGCAATAGCACGTTTAAATGCCTCTCTATCAAATCCTTTATCTTTATCTTTCTTGTCTGACATTATTTCCAGGGTTTAATAGCCTGATGCTTTATTGTGAATCTGAATCCAGATTGACTGGTTCCTAATTGTATTGTTCTATATCCTTTCCAGAATAGATAGTTAACTTCTATGCATTGAGAGTATTTAAATGACAAATCACCTAGAACCTCATACCAAATGAATCCGGTACCTAGTATAGATGTTTCAATTGAGATCTCATCTCCTTGATTAACTTGCCACTTGTCTTGATTAGGGTCTATTGGGATGTATTTCAATCCTGCAATAGATTCCCACTTACCATCTTGTGGTATCCAATTATCATTATAAGTATATAACTCGTCTATTATGGTCTCAATTATAATTATATTATTGTTTCCGTCCGTTTTAAAAGGAAGCATAGTTGGTTTAAGTAGACTTTTTAAGTTCCAAACAGAATTTCTTAAGTGCCATTTGTAAGCAATTAGAAAGGTTTCTTCATCTTCTGACCCATTAAGAATTAAATACGATGAGTAATCAGGCATGAAACCATTATATGTTCCATCATTAAATCTTGAGTCATCCATCCATATCCAGAAAGGTGACTTCTTACCGTACCCCTTGAATAACCAGGCTATTGGGAACATTAACCACTCAGTTAATAAGCCTAATGCTCCAGAAAAAAAGAACCCAACAAACCAATTTATACACGCTTTAATCTTTCTCATAGTTACAAATATATTAAAAACAACACCTAATTCCAATATTGACTATCACACAAAGTTAATACTCTGTGTAATGAATAGTCATGTCATGCAAGACCATACTGTTGCCTGAGGTGTTATCAAATGTAAATTCAATAAAACTCCAAGGGTTTCTTATTCTATCTCTTGATCCAGCATTTCTTGGCAAGTTAACCTTCCAAGATCTGAATTTCTTAAACATGTTGTCTCTAAGAGCAAGTGCTATTTCACCACTATCCTGATAGTCATTGTACACTCTTACTTTAGTAAGGCCAGTATTAGGTTGGTCAGATCCAGCACTATTAATCATTTCCATCTTATAAGAAGCATTATTAAACACAACGTCTCTTTCTCCTTGTGGAGAAACATTAAATTCTATTGTAGAAGGATAATGTACACCATAAAAGTGATTCTTAGAGCCTTGGAAGTGCTCCCATATTTGTGTATTAGCAGGATTTGATGTAATCATTCGAGCCCCCTTATTTATATACCAGGCTGGAATATAATCATAATAGCTTACAAAACTGCCAGTAGCTTCGTTGTATGCTATTGTAAAGCTTCCTGTTGACATTTTCATAGAAAAGTAAACATCATTATTTACACTATTGTATCCTGTTGCAACTCCAAAAGAGTTTACAGCATTGTCTAACACAAGGTCATTGTATATCATTGAGTTGTTGAACTCAGCATGAAACCCTTCTTGATCAGATAAGCCTTTAATTTGTCCATTAAACTGTATGATCCCTTTATTAAGGATATCTATGTAATAGAATCCTGTTTGTGTAGCAACTACGCCCCATTTATTTAAACATCCGGATTTAGTTGTTACATATTGATAATCATGAAGTATACCACCAACACCAAGCTCTATCGCAACTCCATCAGCTCCTGAGGTTTGAACTCTAGGGTTTACTGATATATGCGCAACACCTGAATCCTGTAAACAATATATCTCATCATTTGCATTTACTACGGCGTTTATTGGGCCATATTGACCATCTAGGTCCATAGTTTCATTTTGTAAGAAATCTGTCCAAGAATCTACACTCTCTCCAGGTATTTTTTCTTTTGACGCCATTAGTCTTGTGTCAAACTCCTGTATCTTTTTAGATTTAAATCCAGTCTCTGAACTCTTAACTAATGAAGGTTGCTGAGAATAAACTCTGTTATAGCTTTGATACTCTTCGTATCTAGGCTGGTATCTGTTATCCCATTCTGAAAGAGATAAATCATTTCTATTTCTTAAATCTATACTAGATTCTAATTTAACTGACACTATTTCACATACTCTATTGTAAGCTTGTGATGTCTCTTCAGTATCTTGCTTAGCTATTTTTGTAAATGTAAACGTGTTAACAAAGGTATCTCCAGGAGATTGAATTAATATAGAATCAGTGGCTATTGGCGTGTAAGTGCCAATACCAATATACGAACTAATAGATTTAGCTTCAAATGTCATACCTCCATATATAGATCCTATATATATTGTATTGTTATCTTTAGCGAATTCAGCCACAAGTATACCATTTGTTTCTGCTATACCTGATGCAGAATGCATGTCTTCAATTGGAGTTCTATTTTCTAAATCATATGTATTATCATCAGGACCTTCCATGAATGTAACGCATTTAGCTCCTTCTGATGTAATACCTAATATTTGAATTGCATTATCACCACCATTATCTTTAGCGTTATCACTATCTCTAAAATCATCAATTAAATGACTCTTAAGATGATTAGAATACCTTATGTTTGTATCACCATTATATGTAGTAAAGTCTGACCCTTTCTCTGTTACTTCTGGAGTTCCATATAGTTCATATCTACGAGTACCAGTTGCTACACTAAAATCTCCTTTAAACTGCCTGTACATCTGATGTGTTGCTACATTATGATCGTCATTGGTTGGACCAAAAAATGCCTTATCACTAAGGTATCCAGCATTGCCTTTTATTGTGTTAATTGTAACGCCAGGTGAATCGGATGTGAATCCATTTATAAATTTAGCTTCTTGACCATGTACACCACTAGTTGGATTAGTTTCTGTTGACCAATTAGCTGAATAATCTTCTTCCATTAGTCCTACAATCTCTAATTCATAAGAAGAGTCAATGCTAATGTCAGTAAATAATATTTCAGGAGAAAACATCTGAAGCAGTCTATTGTGCTGGAATGTTTGCGCACGCCAATCACTTGAGGCTGCGCCTTTAAATCCTTCTCTATCTCTACCTCTTCCTAAGTCACTAAAAGTAGAATCATTACTATCCTTCCAAGCTGTCTCATGATAATCTTTACATTTAACAAAAGGAACATTAGTTTGAAAAGTTCTAATAACACTAGGCATTTTATCTGTCTCTGAAGTATTTACATCAGTTTTTCTTTCAGAACGATTTGTATGCTTAGTAGTGTGCTGAATATTAGCAACCATTGGGTTTATAATACCTTGAGTAAGTATTGTTTTATCAGTAATAGTTCTATCAGCCCTTAATACTTTATATCCAGTAGGTATATCGTCCGGAGTATCAAAATTAGATGAAGTATTTAGCCAAACATAGAAGTCAGCTTTTAAAGTTACTCTAAGCTTATTGTAATTTCCTGATAGATTTCCATCAGGTATTTTAAGATCACACATCCAACTAGGCTCACTCTTTTGGCCACGTCTATTGTATAATTGAATTCCTATTCTATATATCTCTCTATCTTTTAAGAATTGCTTATCAAGCGCCTCTGAATCAGTTAAAGTAGATTGATCAACTTCAACTTTAAAGTACTTTCCTTCTGCGCCTAATGTAGTTCCATCAGATTGATACTTGTAATCATCATAGTCCCTATTAATAGAATCATGTCTTTCTCGAACTAATGTATAATCAATAGAAGGTCCATTTATTGGAAGTATATTTCCACTAAGATTATTAGATGTATTTAAGTATATATTTTCCCATACAGACATGTGACCAAATGAATTATGACCATAACATCTTGTGTCAAGTTCAAAATCAAATGTATTTTCTTTAATGTTTATTGGGTATAATCTATTATCTTTAGTAGCTATGTGTTTTGGTATAATAGGATCTGATCCTAAAAACACGAATGCAGCTAACGAAATACTTGATACCCGTGAACCATCATCATAATATGTGAAGGTTGAGAAATTATCTATTTCCTTGTCCGCAATAAGCGAAGCCTCAGGCTCTTCATTATAAGAAGTGTATTTAATAGCGTATATTCTAATATGTGTGAATGTCTGGTCAATGTCCGGCACATTTACAATCACTGCTCTACCAACATTCTCGTTAACATCACCACCCCCAAGTCCAATACCCTTGTCAAGAGACACTAATTCAGACAATGGAGATATAGTAGTCTGTGATCCATTTAAAATATATAATCCATACGCGTATTGAACCATTCCAGCAGTGTGACCACCACCAGATACTACAGAATCAACAACGGCTTGAGATAAGTCAAATGTAGATACTGTATCAATTGCAGTAGACGGCACATCTATTAAATTTTTAGAGTCACCAACAGCTATACTTTGACGTATATTCATTGTTCTTAATTGATTCTTACCATCTACAAAGTATATTTTTTGTATGATTGAATTCTCGTAGTTATACTCTACCTGAACTAGGTTTGTCTTATTAAGACCTAGGTCATTCATGTAAAGCAACTCTAAGTCAAACAATCCAGAGTTTACATTAGTTAACTCCCAGAAGCAATCAAAGCCAGAGCTATCAGTTGTTACAATGATAGCTGAATCTCTTAATTCTTTTACTCCTATGATCACTTGTGTGCCAGAAGTTTCTACCGGTCCTGCGGCGCCATAGAAATTAGCCTCTAAATCACAACGTGGTATAACAGAGGTGTTAGTTTTGTAAGCTAAACTCTTAGCAGTTGTTCCAACAGTATAATCAATACTAGTATCCGTAATATTGAACACTGGAGTAGGAATAGCAAAGACCTGAGAATTCCCATGCTCATTCGTTACAGAGAAAGAACTTTGTTGATCAGTAGCTAGTATTCTTATGTTTTTAGCATCAAAGTATTTGTCAGATTGCTTGCTTTTAGCAAGATCCTTTGACATTCCTTTGTAGCCAAGTAGTTGTTGTTTAATCATGTCTTAGTGTATACGTAAGTGTTCTTGTGCACCTAAAAATGCAAATCTATCTTGAAATTGAGTTCTTGATGGTATTAGCTGAGTGATCTGATTAACTATTGTTTCCATCTCATCATCAGAAGGTAGTTTCAAATTAGTATCAGCTTGCGCAACATTAGCTAAATAGTCTACTTCAGCTTTGTTTAGTTTTCTATCAGAGATTTGTTCCATGTCATTAAGGATGTCAAACCATCTATATTTTATATAACTTTCAATACACCTAAGTAACACTGCATTATCTAGAACCAAAGGGTAGCATTCCTCATCCATTGCTATGGCCTTATAAACTATTACAGCTGTACCAGTCTCAAAGTTAGCGAATATCTTACTATTGTTCATTGTGTATGTTTGACCACCATTAGTTCCTGATGTTGCATCATTATATGAATCATAGTGGTTGTGTAGTGTGTCAGTTCCAGTCCTTAATGGGATAAGATCACTAGTATCAGTATCTTGTCTATACACTGCTTCTACCTTCATTATATCAATAGGAAGAGTTCCTTTGAAATTTGATATCTCAACAGCTTCTTGCTTAGAGATAAATAGAGCAGGAGTTTCTAGTATGCGCATTACTTCAATAGCATTGTCAACAATGAATTCCCAGCTTAAGTCTTTTAAGACAGGATTTCTCATTAGCCTATCAGCTATCATTTTAATACTTACTAATCTTCCGGTGTTTGCCATTGTGTGTTATTTTAAGAATGCATCAATACGACCTTGGAATATAGACTTAGAGAGATCCCTCTTCATAGTTCTATTAAACCTCATCTTATATACGCTTTTGTTTTTATATATTGCTTTAGATCTTAAGTACACTATTCTGAACATATGCCCATCAGTGTGCTCGTTGGTAAATTTAATCTTTATTCTTTTTTCTCTTGCCTTAGGATTGTCAGCCCAGAGTTTTCTTGTTTCTTTCCAGTTAGTTGGTAAGTGGTTGATTATAGATCCATCTTCATCTATTTTAACCTCAGTCTTTACCTTCCGCAGTTCTATTTTTCCTAATCCAGAAGGTATAATACATCCAGCTCCTTTATGTGACAACCTATCTCTAGTGTGCTCATTGAACTCTCTTATGATTTGACCATAAACAAGTCTAGATACATTTGTTCTATACTTTTTTTTATAGTATCTATAATAGTCATTTGTGCCGTAATCAGCTTTAACTATATGACTCCTATTGTCCTTTTCTTTCGCCATCTGCATCATTAGTACTATCATCAGGAATATTAAATGTTCTTGACAAATCTTGTACAACTATTTTAACCAGATCATCTACCATGGATAGTTCAACTGGATACTCTCTTTCCCATACTTCACAATCCTCATCTGCTGCACCACATTCTAATAGAGCGGCATTACCAGGCTTCTCAAAGATATCAGCTATCTTAATTTCAGTCATAAGATTTAGCTTATCTGACCCTGATACTAAATAGAAGTTATTATCATAGTCAATTGTACCATATATCATAGAGGCAGTGAATTGATTGTTTCCAATAAAAGGTATTCTCTCTAATGGAATGATATTAACATGTATTGCTGAGCTATCATATTTTCTAACAGTTAGTGGGCCTTCTTTTCCTTTAATCTTAATACTTGGAGGTAAAGATACAGTTGTTCTTACTATTCTTCCAAAGCATGGCATGTCTGCTACCTTAGAAACAACCTCTAGGCTTAAGCAAAGCTCTTGTTTAGTCTCTATCGGCATAGCCCAGGGCTTAGCATCAAATCTTTGCTTGAGTAGCATTGCGCGCTTGCTATCAATCAAGAAGCTAACAAACTCTTCTGTGATATCCATATCATCAGAGTTAACTTTTAGTTTCTCAAAGACTGTGTATATTAATTCTTTCTTAGTCATTCTTGTATGTGTTTCTTATTTGACTTAATAATTTGTCTCCTTCTTCGTCATAATGAAATCTAACTATTATACCATTTGGTGCTAAGAATTCATTATCCTTCATAAGGATCCAGTGTGTATTGTTTTTTACCAAAAATTCAATTGAGTCTTCTATGGCTTCTTTTCTAGTAAATATGACTTCAATAATTCTATTTACCAATATTCCTTCTGCGCATTCGTACATCCAGTCTTCTAACCACAAAAGCCTCTCAGTGTTTGAGAGGCTATATGGTAGTGTTATTGAGCCAATTATGATATGTTCATTCATTGTTTCTACTTCATTTTCATAGGTAATGGAATTGGCATTGTACCTTTATCAAGAACTACTCCACATCCAATAATGGGCTTTTTGTAATTCCTTCCGTAAGCCATTGCATAGGCTTCTCTGTCTACTCCACATCCTACTTGCATTCCAAATATCAAGAAGTTCATGCCTGCTATAAACTCAACATAAAATTGAGAGTGCAAGTGTCCTTGTACTTGTGACTGCAATTCATTTTTTATTCTTGTTCTTGCAGTTCCGCCTTCACCGTGATTAAAGTTTATATTAAACAATTCAATGTTCTCTACAAAATCCCAACCTGGCGTATTAAGAACATCACTATATGCTCTTACCCATTTTCTAGATAGACCTGCAGTTGTAGCTTTTCTATAAGCCATTCTATCATGGTTGCCTATTATAACAGTAGCTTTTGGAAAGATAGCATGCCAATCAGATATTCTATCAATTGCTCTATCAAGCTCCTCACCAGCCGCATAGCCATCTGGATCTTGCTCATGATAACTGGAATAGTGATTATCAATCACATCTCCTATAAAGATTACTGTTCCGCAATCGTATTTTTCTTGTTGCTCTCTACAAAAGAACAAATATTCATCTAAACAAAATGGCTCATGTAAGTCACCTATAATTAGAATATTATCTATATTACCTTTCTTATAAGGTTTTAGTCTTGAAATGTCTCTACTTGAGTATGCATTTCCAGGTTTAATTTGTTGTGGTTCACTGTCCACTACTTTCATTCCTAATTTACTCGCCATCTCTTGCAGTTGTCTTTTCATATCACTGTCTGAGGATGTGCTTTTAGCTACTTTAACCATGGCCTTTACTCCGCGTCTTTTAAGCTGTTTTTTTACGCTCTTTATATCATTAAGCTTAAATAAGTTGAAGCCTCCGTATTCAGCATCTAAAGCGTCTGCAATCCTTTGATTACCACATTTTAAATAACCTTGTCTTCTCCCTAAAAATTCTTTAATTTTACTGATGTTTGAACTCATATAAAAATATATTGTTTTTGTAAATATACGATTTTATATTATACAAGTCAAGTTTTTATATCATTATCTTCTGATATACATTTCATTAACTAGTAAAACCTTCCGACCCAACATCCGATACTGCAAAGTCAAAGGTAAGTGATTGTACAGTTTTGATTGAAACATCTGGAACATACGTAAGAAGTCCAGCATCAATTTCTGCAACAGTTACTTCTTGATTTACAATAACATTAGTTCCATTAAATTTTAATGTTCCATTTGCAGGAAGAGTAAGTATTTTTACCTTATAAGGTGCATCTCCTTCTGGATCAACATACGCTGGTGTAGTTTCTGTTGTAAAGTTAGCTGATGTAAACGTGTAAAACTCACCATTTGTTAAGTTTATGATATTGTCCCCAACATCACTAGGAGGTAAATTAATTTCAGATGTCACGGCGAAAGTTACAATACCATCAGTTATGACTCCATAAGTTTCAGATCCATCATCAGCTATATTGAATGTCATATCTGAATCAGAATATCCAGCAGTCTCAGCAACAGCAATATCGTAAGTAAGATTACCCGCTGTTATATCCGCTAAAGTTATCTCATCATTAACATTAACAGCAACAGCACTTAGTTCTAATGACCCTAAGGTAGGAAGAGCAGTAATTTTAACTGTAAATACATCATCTCCCTCTGGGTCAGAATAAACAGGAACTGTCTCTGTCGTGAAATTAGCTGGAGTAAACACATGTGTGCCCACTGCAAAAACTATATTAATTGTAATATCACCCACCTCGGTTGGAGGCAGGTTGATAGAGCTAACATTTGTTACATTAAATTTTGCCATGTATTAAGGCTTAGTGCCTGTATTTGTTATTGTGAATATTGCCATTATTGTACCCAGATTAAAGAGCCTTCATCTCGTGCTGAAAATCCAAACACATCAGAACTAATAGTATCTTGATTTGGTCCTTCGTGCGTGAATAAGCTAGCATTCAATTGTTCTCTAGTTATAATATCTAACTCTGATATAGCTATTCCATTTAGTTTAAATACACCTACATTTGTAGATGATATATCATCTATTCTAATAGCATCAATAAGATCCGCTTCTGGATCATTATATGGAGCCGTTAGTCCGGAAGTAAACATAGCTAAGGTAAGTATAGTTACCTCTCTATTGTCAGAGTAAATTGTGTTATCACCTATTGTAGCAGGCTGATTACTTGCAACAATAACCTCAATTGCCATTTGTACCGTATTAGATTGTAAAGGATTTTGGTTGTCATCATACACGGCATAGTTAAAGTTAGTGCTATAACCAAGAGTTGAATTTCTTGTATAAACTAAACTTCCTATTGATTCTTTTGGTATAACTTGATTAGTAGTAACATCTATTGAGTTGTAAGTTAACGTACCATTAGCTGGTAGTGTTTTAATAACTACATCTCCAATGCCATCTCCATCAGCATCAGAAAATGAATTAGTAAAATCACCTATAACAAATACACTATAAGTGTTATCATCGGCACCAACAGTAACTGATCCTACTGTTATTGTAGGAGCAGTATTGTTACTAGTATCTGGTATAGATACATCTGGATTATCCTCTGGGAAGAATCCTGATCCAACAGCATTATGAACATTGACACAGATATCTGGATCCATTTGTTGCAATAAGCTAACAAGTCTATCTAACTTCTGTAATGTATCATAATCCCCAGCATAACAAGCATACTTATAAATCATTTTTAATAGGCTGATATTTTCTATGCTTCCTGTTCCGTAATACTTAAACCTTTTATCAGTTCTAGCAACAGATGACAAGAATACGTTTGCATTGTTTGGCGTCATGTTTATGATGTTAAAATACAATCAATCACTCCAACTGAAACTATACTGCCGGCAGATGATACCACTGGGTCAATATTGTCACAAGAATCACATGATGTTGATGTATATAGATTTATTCTTTGTAAGTATGTTATTGCGTCTTGGAATCTTCCAAGTATTAAAGCCTGTCTCATTGCTTCAACATATAGGTCTAATAGCAATGCGTTCTGAAAGTTTGTATTACAACTTAAGCATGATAAGTCTACGTTAGCTAGTAATGTTGCCATAACGGCATAGTATTTAGCCAATGGAGCAGTAGCTACTATAACAGCTAATGGATCATCACTTGTGATTTCTGCAATATAAATACCCTCAAAAGTACTAACACCTACGTCAGCAGCTGTAATAGTAAATGTCTCTGTATTTGTTGCTCCCGCTAATAGAGAGCTTAAGTCCACGCCAGTAGTTGGACTCTTATATGTTGCCTCTGTCCATAGAGTGACCCCTGTGAATAGTTGACCAGCACCAACTTCTAAATCAACATCAATTGTTAATTTGTCATTAGATACTATAAATGTTTTAACTGTTATTGCCATTTTATTTTGAAGTAAAAAAAAAGAGGTAAAGAGATTAACTCCTTACCCCTCTTGGTTATTAAATTTATTTTGATTCTTAGATTACTGCTAGAGCATCTAAAGTACCAGCTCCTAATGCTGTATTCAATTCTGCAATAAGCAAATTGATTGCTGCATTTCCAGCTAAATTTGTAAAAGGCATAGCAATAGTAATTTGTTTATTACTTTTCTTCGCTTCGTCTCTTCCTTCATCATAGTAAGCTAACTCGATAAGATTGTAAGTTCCCGCAGGATTAATCTCGTAAGAGTTCTCTAAGTTATGTGGATATCCTGCCTCGCGGTAGAAATCATTTCTTTCACCTTTCAAGTACCACTCCATAGAAGCTACTGTTTTACCAGAACCAATTCCTTGAGTTGAAGATACAACTGTTTTGGTTGGTAATACTGTTGACTTCATATCTGCTGAAAAATCAATATTTACTCTTTCTTTCTTACCTACTACGTAGTTTAAGATTTGATCTTTTTCAGTGATAACTAAAGCAGCAGTAGTTGTTGATCCAGTTTTAGTGAATGCGAAAGAAGGGTTTGATGTTGCAGTTGCTCCAACTTCACGAGAGAAATTACGATTCAATGAAGTAATAAGTCCGTCTACGACAGCTTCTTGATCATCTCCTGTAACTACTTTGTAAAAAGCTTTCTTTACATACTCATCTTCCGGAGAATAAGAACCAAATCCTTTGATTACTATTTCTACCGTTACTAATTCACCTACCGTTGGTGCAGCTAATGCACTAAATGTTACAGATCCTAAAATTGGAGCCGTATAAGCAACAGATTTTGCATATACTAAATTACTTGCTTTAATACTGTCAGAAGCAACTAGGTTACCAGCCGCATTAAGATTAAATATTTTAACAGGTTCTCCAGCAGCAGCTACTGTTCCGTCAGCTGATAAGCAGGCTAAATCTCCTACTGTACCACCCTTTAAGGCTGTAATTGTTGCGTGTCCAGGAAAGTCTAATCCTGGATAAAATTGTCTAACTTGGTTTTGACCAGCTAATCCCATAATGTTTAATTGTTTTTAATTTATACTCTATTATTTGTTTCTATTCTAGCTTTAAGCGTGTTTTCTCTATAATCTCTTACAGCTAATTCTACCGCTCTGTTAACTATCTCTCTGTGAAGATACGAATTTAATTCCGAACCTGCAACTGCTGTGAGACCATTTATTGTTAAACCTAATCCTCCAACTTGTGTATCAGTAGTTAAATCACTGACTATGATTGGATTAGGGTACTTAACATATCTTAAATTATATTGACTTAATAATTCAGATGATACTAATTCTACTACTTTTGAGCTTCCTACCTTTGAAATATCAAGTCTAAACACTTTATTAGCATTAGGCTTTCTAAATGGATTTTTATAACTTACCATGAACTCATCATGAGTAATAGGCTTAACTGTTATAATTTTTCCATTCAAGCACGAATCTGTACTTGAAATTGTAGCAGTCTCTGCAATGATAAACATAATATCACTTGGTACTATAAAGAACTTTGAGTCTGCAACTAATCCTTTTGATGTAGTAGCAAGATCAACTGATTTGCTATCTATTACAAGTTCATTTAGAGCTCGTCTGTTTCTTTCTGTATCTTCGAAACTTTGCCTAGAATTATTATTACCGCTATATAACCCCTTAACTAACTCTTCTTGAGATGTGGTTAAGTACACCGATCTTTCATAATTGTCAAGACCTGGTGCACCTTCCCCTAGTATGTTGTTATATCCTAAATCAAATTCTGAGATAAACTCTGGTGTTGTCATTTAGTTGTTACTCTTTAGTATTCTTTAATTTTGCTTCTAAAGTCAACCTCATCTCTTGTCCTAATGGACTTGATAAATACGCTGATGCCACTTCTAACGTTGGCGTATCACCCTCTGAGATTGGCTCTCCATCTTTAGTATAAAACTTTTTGTCTTTATTATCAATTACATTGTACTCATGACACTCTTCTAAAAGAACCTTAGTTCCAATGTATTTGTCATTTGTAATTGCCACAAACAAGTTAGCGTCTTTTTCAATCATCTTTGCAGCTTCTATCTGCAAGAAGTCAATCTTTTGACTTTTACTAGTATATCTACCTAGGTTTCTTAAAATATATCTTAACACTGGCTTGTTGTTCTTAAATTCAACATACTTTTCGAATGCTAATACTTTATTTCCAACTGCAGCTTTATCTTTTAAAGTTTGCTCACCTTCTGCAACTAATACAAATCTGTATGTAGCTTTGTTTCTGATTTCATCTAATCCACCAGCAACTAGAGGGCTAATCTTTAAAACTTTATATTTAATATAATCATATGGATCAGATAAGTCTAATACTAAATCCTGCTTACCTAAATAAATAGGAAAAATTCCATTACCCTTTCCTCCTTCTTTCCAGAATTCAGAATATATTGATAGATTCTCTCCGCCTAAGGCAAATTCTAATCCATTTTTCTCTTTATCGGTTAAGATGTTTTTCATCTTTTTATTATCTAATGTTGGAGCAGGAATTGCTATTTCTGTTCCGTTAAATAATCCACCGTACCCAACATGCTTTGGGTCTTTAATATTAGCATTTGTCTTTAACAAATACTTAACAGTTACTGTTTCGTTCTTTAAAAAATCTGTCATTGGAACTTCGTCCTTAACAACATTCTCTGATACCTTTACTTTTGCTTTTACAGCCATGTTTTCCTAATTTTTAATATAAATAATTCTTCCTTTTGCCTCCTTATGACATTGTGGATTTGGTAAAGCCCAATATTCCACTAAAGCTTTTAGGATTAATCCCCTACCCGAGAGTAGGGGAACACCTATTTTTATTATGCTAATACGTATGGTATAAGCTGAGCAGTACGAGTTGGGTCATAAACCACAACACCTAACTGACAGAATTTAGTAATAGTACCTGCATCCTCTAAAGTTCCCATGTTACCGTTGTTTACAGCACCAGTGAAAGGATTTCTGAAGCCCCATTGGTAGCCTCTGATTTCTTCTTTACCTTTTACCTTAACACATTGGATGTTTGGCTCTTCTGGAGTACCGATGTAAAATATATCGAATCTATAAGATTCAGCTACACCATTACTTCCTGGGATACGTATAGTGTTACGTACTTTGTCATCGTAGAAATCATCTACTTCTAACTTAACAGTTACACCATTTGGCGCCATGTATTCTGTGAACTGGAATCCTGCACTCATTGCGTTACTATGTAACTCAGAGTTAGTACTCTTGATAGTTGACGGATTAGTTCCCGGTGTAGACATATGAGCAGCCCATCCTGAAGTTGTCTGTAAGACAGCTTTGTGGAATTCAGCAGCACCTCTTTCACCAGTACGTAAGATAAACACACGTTGATCAAATCCTAATTTACCTTCAGACAATCCAAAAAGGATTTCTTCTAACATCTCGATAGAGAAGTCATTATAGTAGTAAGTATTTGATTGCTCCATTTGTTCTCGGATACCAGATCCAATTTTGATAGATCTTCCAGATACATCTTTGTTGTGGTATTCACCATCAGCAGTTCTGTTAGACTTACCATAAAGCAAGTATTTGTTTTTGTACATTGAGAATTCTTGCTCAACCAACCAGTCTTCGTAAAGAGCTAATGTTGGGAAAACTTTCTTTTCTCCAGACTTAGTAAGTACAGGAATACCCATAGCTACTTTTTTACCTGTTGCATCACCTGGTAATTTGTGGTCGATACGAATAGTAGTAAGCTCACCTCTCATTGAAACTGGAGTTACTCTACGAACACCACCAACTTCTCTAGAAAGTCCTTTTCCAACTGGAGCGAACTCTTCGTTGAATCTTTTACCTGATACTAATTCTTCACCTGGAATACCATCTCTGCTTGATCCTGCAGTCTCACATGTGTAGACATAAAGACTACCTTCTGCTTGACCATCATCAATCACACGGATTGGATATACCTCATTTTTCTCACCAACGATGATTTCTCCTTTGAAGAACCATTGCTCAGGGAATGCCAACTCAAAAGTTGTTCCACCTTCACCAATGTTTGAATCACCACTTGTTACAGTTGCACCTTTATAGCGTGCCTCGAATAATGGGATATTTCTACGAGAACTACCTATAAGTTCCCAATAGAATTCATTATCGTTTTCTACATACTTTGTCTCAAACATGTTCAGCATATTCTCCAAAGACTTACCTCTGTGAATTGCCAAAAGTTTGATCATTGCGTCGTTAATCTTTTGAGGAGATGCTTTCCAAATAGCACCTAAAGTGTTTTCTGGATTAATCATTCCTGCAAAAGCCTTTGCGTCAGTTACCTGAAATCTACCTAATTGCATTTATTAATTGTTTAAAAAAGTTGTTACTATTCTATTTGTAAATCTTTAAGATCAGCTAATGTAAAAGTTCCATTGTCATCTGGCATATCAGTATTGATACGTCCATTTTCAGTGAAATCAGCTCCTCTTAAGAGAGATTCAATATTTTTAGAGATGTCTGTTTCTTTAGCATTACCAAATACTGAGAAATCAGTTAATCCCTTTGTTATAAAGAATATTGCTTCTAACTTAATTCTGGATCCGATAGGATCTTCCTTTTGAGATTTTATAAAAGCATTTTCTTTATTCCCTAAGTCAGTAGTCATTTGTTTATATAACTCATCTTTCTGTTCTTGTGTGAGTTTAATTCCTGGGACTACCTCTTCAGTTTTTTCAAGATGAGATTTGATATCATTTATTGAGTCATTCTCGTCATCTTTAGCTGATTGAATTGCATCAGCTATTTTCTTTTCTTCTATTCCAATGATACTAGTAAGTGCTAATTTAGCATCCTCTACATCACTGCCTGCATCAATACTTCTCTGAGCCATAATTTCAGCCCTTTCTTTATTGTAACCTCTGCTTAAGAAATCTTGAGCAATAACTCCTTTACGGAATTCTAGGTTTGCATCTGAAGAGATATACTCTTCTGAAACAGATTTAAGCTTCGAAACAACATTAAGTTGCTTTGAAACTGCACTGGCATCTAGGCCAGCTTCTGAAGCTTCTTTGATTGTTCTCTGTGTGTCAGTCAATCTAGAATCTACTTCTTTTTGAATTGCAGAATTAAGATCATCTAAGGTCTTAATTTCTGATGTATCTTCAAGTCCAGGTAAAACTCCGCTAGTTTTGAATTGGGTAGCTAGGTTTGAATAAAGCTGTTCAGTATCATTCGGTTTAGGAGAGGAAGAATTGCTTCCGTCATCATTACCGGGTGTTTTACCTCCCTGAACTTGTTTGTCTTTTCCCGCAGCTACGCTCTCTTGGCTTACGCCATCACTATTGGGTTTAATTTTTTCTTCTTTAGTTCCACCGGCATTGCCTAGGTTCTCTAAATCTTTGTCACTTGCTTTGAACGTTTCGAATAGTCCGTCTGTACCATTCTCGTCAAAAGCAAGATCATCTAATGTTAATCCTTCCATGTTTTATATATAATATATTCTCCTTGCATACGAAAATACGGAATGAAATCACTATATTCTAGTACGCATTATAGCTAAAATGTAACTATTTAAATATAGTAAAAGACTTTTTAAAGCCAACATACTTGTTTCCTTGCGTATCTATACCTCCTGACCATATATCTCCACCTTGTCCTTGAAATCCTAAATCAAGCTTTAGCGCTGGCGTACCAGATCCTATTGGTGGTAATACTGCCTCTAATCCAAGTAGAACAGTCATCTTAGGTCTTATATGCATTACCTCTGGTGTATACGTAAATTCCTTATCTTTTATATTGTAATCAATCTTATATGCTAATAGAGTTCCTCTAGTCTTAGCATATAGGTCAACCTTAATAGTATCATTGTCAATTGCAATCTCATTATACTCTTTAATTCTAATAGACTCTAAGAATAGATTCTTAGCAGTTAAATCATCATTGTCTTCAATAGCTCTCTCATAAGCTTCCTTATACGAGTTATCAACTACTATTTCTTTCTTTCCAGGCAAGTACACTTTAACCTCTTTTATAACCTCAACAGTATCTATTTGTACTAATCCTGAGGTTCCTGAGGAACCTGGAATAGTAATTGTAATAGGATCTGGAATAACTTCAGGCCTAGTATGTAGGTAGATCATTACTCCTGAAAACACTAAAAGTATTAGTATTGTGTAGTTCTTGATTTTATCCATTATAATTTTAAATTTGCTTGCTCTGCATTATCACTTGCTTTCTTACCGTAAGCTAATGATTCATCTTTTTCTGCTGTCGTCCAAACTGTACTTCCACCTCCAGAAGAAAGATTGCTAACTACAGTAGTTCCTACACTGTTATCTGTCAATACTCCGTTACCATCTATTGTGAAGCCACCTGCTGTACAAGAAGCTGCTAATTCTAATCTTGCACCTATAATGTGCAATTGGTCATCTTCAATGTCTGTTTTGTTTGTTAACAAAATATTACCTGTACAATCTCTTAAAGATAAACCCTTCCCATTTGCATTGAGTGTTATCTGTGGATCGTCTGGAGCAATAAAGCTACAGTTATCAAACAGTGTTCCTGCACCTGTACTCTTTTGTATTATTCCTGCACTGTTATTAATAATGCAATCTTTAATCCTTCCTTCTACTTCTGTAAAGCCACCAAGACCTGTTGTTCCTAGTATACAGTTACTAATTCTAGACAGCCCATTAAGAGCCCCTGTCAAGATTAAATTCATGAAAGCAGATTGATCTGTACTAGCTCCAGCTAACACCAATACATTTGAGCTACCTGTGCCTCCATGTATCATTGTTTTATCTAAATTGTGAGCTGCAGTTGCTGTAAAGAATCCTAGCATTTCAATTCCATGTAAACCATTATTAAGTTCAATTGCTAAAGCATCTGATAAATTGTTTACTGGGAATCCTTGAGTTCCTTTTGGGAATTCAGTTCCTGTTATTGTTGAAGTTGAATCTAGAAATACAAATCCATTTGTAAATAAAGTTCTGTTTAGATTTTTTGAATCTAACATCTCTTCATTAATGGTTGCACCTGCTGATTCATTTGTCAACTTACCAACACCTCTTAAGGTTATTGCACCTGCTGTTATGGTATTTGTTAACTTTACCTGCCCTGATATTAAATCTACACTGACAGCTTCTGTTCCTGCCTTGTTAGTTAGTTCTATACCACCACTATAGTTTCTCATTATCAATCCAGATCCAGTTCCATTAAAATCAATTGTAGGGGTTTCTTCTCCTGCAAGTCCACTATAGCAATCAATTATATTTGTATTTCCTGATCCGTCAAGAGTTAAAGTTCCACCCAATATAGATTTCTCAATAAGTCCTGAAACTATTGATACGTCTAACAACTTACAGTGAGAAATAGTAGTAGATCCATCCATAGAACCCTGTAGTGTACAGTTATTAAAGGCAGAGTCAGCTACATTGGCTCCAGGATTTACTGTTATAGTACTAGATTCTTCGTGCTCTCCATGAATGTCAAAGTGGCTCATATCATCTCCAGTATCAAAAGTAATATCTCCAATAACATGAATACTCGTAATACCTCTAAACTCTGCTATCAACAATGCATCTGTAGTATTATTCACAGGTGCTTGTGCAGTTCCTTTTGGAAATGTTGTACCAGTAATGCCAGAAGTGACATCAATTGTTACAGCTCCATTAAAAGATGAGTACTCAATTGCTGAATTAGATATAAGACCTGCAGCATTTGCAGACCTTACTGATACTTGATTTACATTAACGTTGTCACCAACATTAGAGTTTGCACCAACCAAATTAACAGCATATTGTCCATCTTCAAAAGTTATAGTATAACCATTTATTATTTCAAGTACTCTCGCATACACAATACCACCAAGTAATACTTCAGTGTTATGTGAGTGTGTATCTATAAATGCCATTCCCTCAATATCATCTTCTAGATCTTTTAGCTCCAGTCTAAATGAATTAAGATTCAGTTCTCTAACCTCAACAGGAACAGACTGTAATAAAGTCATGTCAGCTCTTGGTACGCTTATAATTTTGTTAGCCCAATCTATTGTGGTAGCCATATATCTTTATTATTCGTCACTCAAAAGAGTGATAGTTAAGTCTAAACCTGTATCCTTATTTATTGTTCCAACAATAGCCCCAGTCTTATAGTAAGGAGATGCAGAAGATTTTCTAACATTCCCTCCAATTGGTTGATTTGTTGCAAATGTCTTAGACCCTTGAACTACACCTAACACATCTGTTAGTGCACTAATAAGAACATAAGTTGATGTTATAGTTCCTGTTGCTGGAGTAGTGGGAGAACCAGCTACTGTATAATCATAAGTGTTTGTTGTAACATTTGAAACTGTATGTATTCCATAATATTCACTTTGATCAACTGACCTTATTACTACTTTATCTCCATTTGCTAATCCATGAGCAGTGTGAGTTACTGTTGCTACAGTACCAACTCTTGTTATTGTTACAGACGCTTGAAAGAACAAAGGACCTCCAGCTGCTACTGGAAAGAATACTCTTGCATCTTGTATCACTGCACCTTCTGTGTCTTGTACTGTTATTTTATATGTTACTGCTCCTGCCACAACATTAACTACTGCTCCTGCTGATCTTATTGATGGTACTGATGCACCTGCTGTTACATTTATAGTTAAAGTTCCTGAAGCTACGTTTACGTATATTGCTTCATTTCCTGTTGAGGTTGCAGTAACTGGTGATGCTGCTACTCCAGCTACATATCCAGACAATTGATTGTCCCAATCTAATGATCCTCCACCAATGCTGGTTATTTCTACAGCATGATTAGATCCGTCTGATACAAAGCTATTTCCTGTTACTAACAACATGTTGTCAGCAAGTAAAGAAGTTGTAGCTGTACTATTTGTAAAAGTAGAGCTAGTTATAGATGAGCCTGATTGAGTAACTAAGTTGCATCTTCTAAAAACAGTCCCTACAACTGTTGTGTTAGAAAGAAAACTAAAGTCTAACATGTCGTTAAAAGTGCAGTCAGTTATTTCTACTGTGGCATTATCAGTTACTGTAAACAAACCTCTAGTAGTAGCTCCCAGTGCAGATATTTGAATACCTGTCCACTTTACTGTTGACCCTGCGTTTAGTACTTCATATTCTGTAAATCCTGCAGCACAATGAATATTATCTTCTAAAACTATACTTTGATTACTATCCTCAAAGTAAGCTAATGATGCAACTGTTCCAATTTGAAATAAACCTTTATGTGAAAAACCACCTGCAGATACTTCAAACAATCCCCATTTATTAGCTACTAAATCATTTTGAGTTGCTGCTCCTAGAAAAGTTCCTGGGTTAGCAATTTCTCCATCATCTACTATTATACTTCTTCCATATCTTGAATAATCAATAGCGAATGGATTACCTTTACTTACTGATGAAGTCATAAAAGTTCTTGAGCCAAAAGTGCTGGTAACTGACGTTGGACTTCCTTGTGTTAAATCCGGAGTGCTTGTTGGATCTACTGCAGAACTATACCACCCTCCTTTTGGAAGAGTGTCTCTACCATAAATAGTAAATTGGTTATAATTGGCAGATGAGTTTCCTATACATATTCTCATACCATCATTAACAAATGTATCTACCGTTGGCATTGCTCCGTGATAAGTCCATGAAAAAACAGCAGCACCTGCTGGTATTGTAACTGTATTTGACGGATGAGCTATCGACACATTACCTCCAGTACGTGTTTGTGACGTTGCACAATTTGTACCAGCAATGTAGTTGTCTGGATCGTTATCAGTAATCCTACCTTCTAACGCACCCGTAAGCTCTACATGAGATCCTGTCATGAGGTTTATTGTTGCTAAGTCTGTTGTATATGTAGGTACTGCCATTCTATCCTATTTTTTAGTTATACCGCCCCAAACGAATGGGACGGTATGATTGTTTATTTATTACTATTAAAAGTCATCAATACGACCAACAGTAGAGGCACCACCACCTGATCCAACCGCTGCAGTTGTTTCAAATGTCTTAATCTCAACACCTGGATTAGCGTTTCTTACTCTAGTAAATAATGTTCTTGGAGCATTATATACATAAGTAACACTTTCAGTTGTTCCAGTTGCTACTCTATCAATATAGGTAACGAATCCGTTACCACCAATTGCCAAACCTGCACCTACACCAGAAAAATCTAATGCTGTGAAGTTTATCGTATCATCTGTAATAGAAGTAGTTGTAATACTTGTATAAGCTATTCTTCTATAACTTCCATTAACTTGCTCTACACGAACAGTACCTCCTGGTCTTGGAGTGTCTGAAGTTATTGTTTCATCAAAAACTATTGACGTTACTGATGCTCCAACTTCTGCATTGGTTATAGACAATTGAGTTAAATCAAAGTCTCCTCCTGAGTTATTAGATGTTATAACATAATCTCCTGCAACAGTATTATTTACAGAGTAACTAATGTTGTTTGGAGGAGTTCTGTTAGTTCCAGTTAAATCTTCAAGAAGATCATTCTGAGTTAAATCATCTGAACCAATACCAACACCATAAGCTGCTGGATTAATAGCAGTACCAGTAGATGTTCCTACAAATGTAGCTGGTACAAGTCTAGGTGTTATGGTAACATTCATTGTTGCTGTTGCAGTCGAAACTCCTGTTATCACTTGACCATCTGTTGGAACAACACCCGAAAGTAATTGAATCCACATTTGAGTACCTGCTGTTACAGAATCAATTGCCAACAATTGTCCAGTACCACCCGTCCATGATAAAGCTTCTGGCTCTACAAATGTTCCAGTTGGACTGTCTATTTCAATCTGGTGAGTAATACCTCTAAAGATATCACCATCAAGACCATATATAGTTTCTGCTGAACCTTCACGTTGAATCCATTTACCTCTTTCATAGAAGTTATTCTTAGTTCTTGAACCAAGTTCCCAATCAGAGTAGTAAAATTCATTTACAGTATTACCATCAGCATCAATTGCAGAATAACCTTCTTTGTCATTTACAATATCAGTCCAAGTAGCAATAGTACCTTCTGCAGTCTGGTTGTTCCCATCCGTGTTGGCAGTAAGTGCTAATGTGTTGTTACCTCTGTTTGTTCCACCACCAATAGAGAATTCTGTATAAGCTGTTCCTAATACTCTCTGAGTACCAATTAACCTACGTCCATCTATATCAGCACCACCTGTTCTTACTTTAACTAAGAATCTGTGAGTTGTAGAAGATAATGCATCTGATACAGCAGCTTTCATTTTAACCTCATTCCAGAAATCATTAACTAATCTTGCTCCATCTTGTAGTACTTGAATACTAGATGAGTTACCAAACGTCTGAATACCATCATAGATAGTATTACCCGCGTCTTGAGTTAATGATCCATCGTAGATGTACTCTACTGATGCGTCATCTAAATTACATCCGTTTAATAACGTGATGTTTGTATCTGCACCACCCCTATCGGACGGTGTTTTGTTGATGATGGATAATTCATCATCTCCGGAATCTTGCTCTTGATCAGCAAAATCTCCCAAAGCTCTGTGGAGCTCAATTGTTGTGGCGTATGAAGGGGAGGCTCCAGCGTGTGTATCGCCAATATAGCGAACATCCAGTGCTCCTCCGTTCCTTGTAATACTCCAATCTAATGCTACGAATGCCATAATTGTTTCTTTGTTTAATTAATTATTTATATATATATATCTAAAGTACAACTATATGTACGTCAAACTAAATCTATTTGTCCAATCTGTTTCTAGATCAGTCAATCCTGTTGCGTAAGCAACAACTCCGTCAGTACATCTTTTAATTGTAATAACTGAGTTTAATAAGTATCCACTATAAACAGTGGTAACTTCTACATCACTTCTGTAACTTGTTACAGAATTAGGTATTAAATAACCAGCATCATTTGTTAATGCTGATATATTATCAGAAGGTTGTAAATAAACTTCATCATTAAACAGCTGAGAGATATCATCTCCTGGTTGTAATGCAGTATTAGCCAATATGCCTTGTGCATTAGTAGCGTAATCACTATCACTGAAATCAGTTATATCAATCTTAAGATGAGTATGTCCAATCTCAGACTTGCTTGATAATGCATTTGTTACAGCAGTACTGACAGGTTTGTTTAGGTCAGATGTATTATCTACATTTCCTAATCCAACATCATTTTTGTCTACCTGATGTGGATTTGCTATATTGTTTATATGGCCATTAATTAAAGCTGTATTTGCAGCTATTAGGTCATCATATATTTCTAATTGTTGGTCAACAAGCTCTCTACTATGCTTCCACGCTCCTGCGGTATATATGTACCATCCTGATGGATAATAAGTCCCTCCTAATGATCCAGGAAGCCATTGAGTACCCTGGCTATATAAAACAAAAGCAATTGATTCTTCATCAACTCCTGATGGTAAGTCTGAATAAAAGTCAACAACAAGATTTGCTCCAGAAAGAGCGTTAGAATTTATTAATTTAGGAACGCCATTTACGTCGTAAATATATATTTTCTTAGTATCTACCGCAACATATATTGAACCAGGTATTGACCTACCGTCTTTCTCCTCATCTTTTCCGGTAAATTGATTTTGCGTTAATTTCATTTTATACTATCTCAAAATGAGGCATATCATCTAAATTTTGATCAAATATTATAATTCCATCAGAATCCCAATTTCCTCCCCATCTAACTTTATGTGTTATTTCTCCTTTATTAAATAATTCTTGTGAACATGAATCTATTAAGCCAGCTATGTAGCTTAAATGCATACCATCATAAGATATTTTCTTTCTTGTAGCCTTATCAGCATGATATACGTATATATCTATTGCTTGTGAAGGTTGATAATTATGTTTACCCTTCTTAATTATCCCATCTACATTTGTAATAGTACTTCTGTGTAATTGAACAGTCCTGCCTATTGCATAATAAGCCTGTTGTTTAGATACATCTCTATGACCCTCAGATACACCAAAGTCAACTTTACTTCTTGATATAACTAGGTTAAATACCTTTTGTATATCAGGATGACAAGTTGCTAATCTCTTTGCGCTATTTGATCCAAATTTATATCTCATCTTTTTAGTCTTCAAAATCATGTTGAACATCATGGTCAACATTAACAACAGATTCTTCATTTTCTTTTATTCCAAGCAGTTTCTTTATTGGGGCAGGAAGCAAAAACGTTATTCTCTTCAGAATATTATTTCCACTAACTGCTTCCATATTTTCAAATATGGAATATATCTCAACTAACGTTGCAGTCACTACTGCTAATTCAGTTAAAGTAAGACTTATTCCTTGAATTGAAAATGGATCTAACTTAAGTACCATACTTTCAAATACAGCAAATACTATGACGCCAACGCCATACTCATATGTCTTGCGCCAAGTATCTCTCATTCCCTTAGAATGAACAGTTTTCCAGAAGTGAGATTTAAATGGATTAAAACTAAGTTTTTTTTCGTGTAAGCTTTTTCTGATTCCAGTAACCATATCTATAATGATAAGGATACCAAGACCTATTAGCATTGGTTTTGTATTTAGCAAGACAGTGAGGATTGGGGTTAACGTTAGTAATAATGCTTTTTTCTCTAAAGTCATTTTGCCAAAAAATAAAGATATTGATTTCATTGTTTTATTTTAGGACTTGTAATATGTAAAAATACAAAACACAAGTCCATTTATTTAATTCACATTATGGCTATAATGTAATATTACACTATGGATATACTCTTATTTCAATAATGGATGAAAGTAATCCTGTTTATACAAAGATAGGTATATTATTTAACTCTTGACTAGTTCAATAACCCAAAAGTCAAGGTCTTCCAAAGCACCACCTATTACTGCCCCCATGAGTTCGCTCCCACCGGGTATTATAGTAATTTCTCTTACCCAAACCTCAACGGAGCCTATTACAGTACCGCTGCCTTGTTGTACTACTTGAGTTCCCGATGAGGACAGAACTCCATAGTTGCTCCCTCCAAATTTTAACGCTACATTACCTAATGCTGTATATGTTACCGGAACAGTAACGGTATCTGCTACCGCAAACGCGTGAACGTTATTACTCACATCGGTGGTACAATTAGCTATTGTTAAACCACCTATAGCTAGGCTAGTTGCTGTAAGTGTTACAGTAATAGTTCTATTACCCGTTGTTGTTAGATTTGTTGTGTACCATACGTTACCGTTAGTGCCTCCGCTTAGTTTAGTCCATGTTGCACCTGATGAATCAGACACGGTTACAGTGCCAATGCCGGCCGAGTAGTCATCACTATCAACATTTAATTGTAAAAAAGCTACAACATCTAGCGATGTAATATTGTATACAACTGTTTTTGATGTTGTTGTAGTGTAACCAACTACGGTTCTAACGTAAGGGGTTGGGGTTGCTCCATAATTTCTAAAATTTAAAAGATTATTGTTCGTCCCGTCTACATTTGGATTGTAGTTAGAATCAAAGCTTCCTGCTATAGCGTCAGCAAAACAGGAAACTAAATTCCTGCCTACAGCTGTATCTCCATATAATTCTGTAGTTACATCGTGAAATGTAAATGTTGTTGTGTCTGGCACTGCCATTATCTTATGTAGCTACGTATTAATATAAATACCATTGGTGCTATTGTAAATATAACATCCAATACTGAGAACCTTCCTTTTGGTTGAGTATAGTCACGAACCTCAATGGCTATCGCTAGGATAGTCATTAATATCATTGCATCCCAAAGTCTTATTCTTGGAATCATTGTGATTGCATTAGCTATTAGACTTCCATAAAAGAAGTGGTTTAACTTATCGTTTGGTACTAGTTTTGCTAATTTTAATTTTAGTTCTTTCATAATTTTTTATTTTTCTAGTTTTTCTAATCTTGCTTCTAACTCTGCAATCTTAGCCATTAATAAATCTGTGTATGCTACTGACTTCATTCCTTCAGAATCTGTTCTTACAAACTCAGGATGATTAACTTCAAGTTCTTGTGCTATTACACCCGTTCTCTTAACTCCTTTTTCAGATTTTAATTCATAAGTTTTAACGTCCATTTTGATATAATCATCATAATCTACATCTTTTATTTTATGCTTAAGTCTTTTATCTGAACTTAATATAAAGTTAGTTGCAGTTACCGTTGAGGTAAACTTGCCTGTACCATTTACCTGTAACTTATCGGTAGGAGCAACAGATTGAAATCCAATACTAACAGTATTCTGTTGTCCCCATATTTTTATACGTTCTATCTGAGAAGATTGTGCCCTCGTTCTGAATGTCATATTAGCATATCCAAGGCCAGTATTCTTGACTTCTATATTTCCGTAATCACTAGTGCCGACTCTAAATTCAATTCCAGTCCAAGAATTTGTAGCCGTCAAAGAGTTTTGTACAATTAATGGATAGGTGTTTGATGAAGACTCTATACGAACATCGAGTGCAGATTTACTTGGCCAAGAACCAAAAAATGATGAAGTTCCAGTAGGCTCTGTTGTAGTTGGTGTAAAGCCATCAAAGTATGTAAAAGTTCCATCGACAGTTTCTGAGCGAACCCAAGTGCATGCTCTTTTATAGTTTCCTGTATTCTTAACCCATAATTCTGCAGTAAAAGAACCATTACTCACCATCTTAACACTAGTTGGTACGGAACCATAACTAGATCCGTTATTTGACCTAGACATTATTCTCATCCATGAGTTTGAGTCTACTGCCATTGTTCCGTCAGAAGACCATCTTATGTTCCAGTTGATTATGGCAGATCCACCATAATCAGATCCACCAACTATTTCGTAAGTACCTCCTGTTCCTTTAAACGCAGAACCCACAACTTGTGCAACTTTTACCCAAGTGTTTGTTGTTGATCCTGGACTAACAGCAACAGATACCTTTCTGCTTAAAAACTGTGCATTACCTTCATGATATATGTCAAATCCTCCATAGGTAAAGGTATTAGCGTTCATTGTAATGGTGTGCCTTGTAGCCCAATTAGCCACGTTACTTCCGGTATTAGAGTATATATTAAGCCCATTTTCAGAGCCAATAGAGACGACCTCTGTTGCTGATGGTTGATTACCAACTAGTTGGCCATACCATTCACCCGCTCCAATAGCTAACCCATCGTTCAATCCTATCTTAACTCCGGAAGTTCCCCATTTTGAAACGATGTGACCACCATTTTCAGCGTTATAAGTATCATTATTAACAGCAGTAGTAACCGTTAATGTTCCGGTAAGTGTATCTGTTGTATCTAATAAATATGTGTTACTATCTAATGTACCATTAGCCTTTAAGAACTGACTAGAAGTTCCTCCAAACGTACTATAACCTGTAGCGACTAATGTTTCATACCCGTCATCTTCTCCATTTTTAAATATGTGATTACCTGTTGAATAATAGGTCATAGCAGATGCTGTTGAATCATATACTATACTATTAAAGTCATCACCATCTATATCAAATACAACTTTTACATTTTCATTAAGATTGATATCACTAATATGAGTTGTTCCATTGTTAAAAGTAATCGCACCTAATGCTGTATCAGCTACATCACTTCTTAAATACTTAGCGTCTGTTTGAGTTGTTATATCAAACGACTGTAGATACCTTCCGTCTAAAGATATTGTATTACCGTTACTTATCGTCAGTTGCCCCGTAGAAAAACCAAATGACAATGTCTGTGAGTCTGTCTCTGATGTTAAATAACCTTGAGTGGCATGATTTCCCCATCCAAAAGCTGTGTACCAATTAGTAATATCTTGAGCGACAATTCCTGATGAAACGTGAGCTTGGAATATAGGGTCTGTTTCTGTAAACGAAGTTAAATACGTGTTATTATCTAACGTACCATTACCTTTTACGAATTGAGACGCTGTTCCACTTGTAGTTACAAAGGCAGTTGATTCAACTTCATCTCTAAATAATGATTGGCCATTAACTACTAATATTTTAGTTGCATCTGATCCTGCAAATTCTCCTAATCTAAATTGGAATCCTAGTTGAGAGGCAAAGAAAAAACCATCATCTAAAGCTCCACCTATCGAAGATCCTAATTTAGCTAATTCTGTTCCTGTAGATGGTTTTAATATTCCAATACCTGTAGAAGTACTAGTAGTAATCATAGATGTTCCAGGACTAGGCTCTCCAGGTGCATATTGTTGAAACACACTACCACCTGATTTATTAGTTAGTCTAACAGTTTTGTAACCCTCAGGGTTGAACATTGATAAATCACCATTAATATCTGGAGCATTTAGAGTAATATTCCCTTTTATAATGAGATCATCCATGAATGTTACAGATTCATTGAATTTTGTTTGAGTATTAGATATAGCAGCTTCTTCAACATTATACAACCCTACATTATCAACCCATACTTCATCAGTTCCTCCATCGGCACTACCGTCTTTAAAATATACAAATTTTATAGTATTACTACCTATACCATGTATATAAACTTGATCTGAAGTCCAACCATTAGTTCCAGTGTATCTTCTAACTATAACTCCATTGACTATTACGTGTAGGAAATCAAATCCTTCTTCAGTAGATGTTTTGTAATCGTATTTAAGTAATGTTGATTCTT